GGTGTTGTTGTTGGGGTGTTTGTTTTTTTTTGTTGGTTTTTGTTTTTTTTTTTTTGTTTTTTTTTTTGTTTGTGGTGGGGGGGGGGGGGGGGGGGGGGGGGGGGGGGGGTTGCCCCCTCCCCCCCTTAATTACCTACATTCTTTCAGATCCATCCAATGCAATATTCTTGCAGCCATAGGCCGCAAGCGCAGGACTATGAGTAATTACTATAAACTGTCGACCAGTCTGCCTACCTATTTTTGCAAGATAGTTAAAAGCTTCCGCAAGATCTCTAGAATTAGATTCCTGCATTGCTCCTGATGGCTCGTCGAGAGCCAAGACTCCAAGCGTGCTTGCAAATACATCATTTACAGCCAACAGATAGCAGACGCTGGCCTGCTGCTTCTGACCTCCAGACAATCTTTTGGCATGATGCACCAGCCCATCGGACTTAGTGGCCATAAATTCAAGATTGTCGTCGATATGGGCCGTGAAATCGGCATTTATGGTGCTGAGGTAAAACCTCAACCGGTCATTGAGCAGCTTCATATACTGAAGAGACAGCAGCCTCGGAAGCCCGTCCTTCATAAGAACTTCATTCACCTTGTCCAAAATCTTTCTGAATTTCTCTATTGGTTTAACTGATGCAGCCCTTTTCTCTTGGAGATCAAGCTTATGCTCCGCCCTGTCAAGAGAAATCTTAGCATTATCAAGACTGCCATCCAATCTTGTAACCTTGTCCTTGACGGTCACGGCATCCTGGTGCAACTTAGTAAGACGGGCATACTCATGCTCGTCATATCTAGCTGGATGAATGCCAGCCAACTCGTTTGTCAAAGATTCTTCCAGCGATATCTGGGATTGTATTTGCCCATTTACGGCACAAATATTTTCTTTTATTGTAGACACGCCTCTTTCAAGCATGTCAAAATCGCTGACTGTTTTGGCAAAGGCTTTCTTCATGTCGGCAGTCATTTTTGGAGTAGTGGCTACAAGGTCTTCCAATTCTTTATTGACTTCCGTGGCCTGCGCCATGGTGGTACTAGTAAATGATATGTAAGAAGCTTGATCCGTCTCGTACGTATCCCACTCTTTGTTAAGCGCCTTTACGTACTTTAGAGTCTCGACAAGAAGTTCTACCTCGGATGCTAATTGCTGAACCTCTATGGACAGCGCTGCACGATCATGGGCACATATAGCTGTCTCTGTGCCGCATTCCGGGCATTTACCTTGGTCAACCAAATTAAGCCTTTTCGCAGCCATATAGTGCTGTTGCTTTTTCTCATTGAGATCGTCCTGTATTTTTGTATCTGCGCCTTCGGCAGGCTGTTTCTCCTTGGGCTCTACCGGCCGAGTGGATATGCACTTCTGCAGTTCTTCTGCCAGCTTAGAAGCCTTGGTCTTTAGTAGATCTATGCGAACATTTGCCGCAATCAACATGTCCGCAGAATACAAATTCTTTTTGGCTTGCTCAGCCTCTTCTTTGGACGACTCTCTTTTTTGAAGTAAAGAACTTAGCGTATCCTGCTGAGCCTTGAGCGTGACCTTTAACTGCAATAAAATTGACTTGCTAGTCTTTATTCTTTGATCAAGTTGATTTCGCTTATCGTCATTTTTCTTTAGCTGTTCCAGCACATCTAGCTTTACGTTAATGGACTGTATATCAAATGCGACGTACTGAGCCATCAATTCCGATATTTCGGTATTAAGTCGATTGACTTCGCCTTCAGCCAAGTTTCTTTCCACTTGAGCCTCTTGCAAAGGTCCGTTTATATCGGGCACTGTAATCGCTAGTAAAAGATCTTTAATTTGACCTCTCATAACCTCTAATTCGCTAGTTCTTGTTAGCGTGTGAATGATCTCCTTAAACTTAGCTGGAGTGGCAGACACAGGGGTGGTTATTGAATCTTGGTCGACTATCAGATGGCCGTCTATTATGCTGGCAGGAACTGGAATCAGCGAGTGCGTTTTATCCAGCGCCTCCTTCGATCCAAATATTTCTTCTACTTTTCCGTCATCGTGTTCGATGCGCAGACGTGGAATATTAAGCGTACCGAATTTCTTTTCTCCTGCTACCGCTTTGGCGATATGCAGCACTTTATTTCCTATGCGCCAGGATACAACAAAATAGCAGGCCTCTTGGGGCGGTGTTCCCCAAGAGGCCCAGCTGTTTGCATTCCCTGGAAATGAATTCGTAAGAGACGCTCGGATCATTGTGAGTACGGTTGACTTGCCGCAGCCGATCGGACCGGTTATCACGGTCAGTGCGTCGTCAAACTCAAACTCAAAATCTCCTTTAAGGAGACCAATGTTCCTGCCCTTCAGGGAGAGCAGTTTCATATGTATTTACTCAGTCGTTAGTTTTAAGTTTATATTGAGATGTTTTTGCTGATGGTGATGGCGACGACTCCGTGTCGTTACTACGACGGCCTTTTGGGCGAACAGCTATGTTGTTACGCTTCAGCGTATTGATTACACAGGAGACGCTAACCCCGAACTTCTCGGCAATCTGCTTTGCCCCTACGCCTTCGTTGTAAAAGCGAACGACATTCTCCAAATTATCCTTGAGCTTGTGTGGAGCTCCACGCTTCTTGTGCTCCGTGCTAGAGGCAACAGACTGCTTGGGAGTATTATTAACATTGGTGCTATGCGTTGTCATGGTGTCTTTCTTTTTGTTGATTTCTCGTACTTTTGACTGCTTTGGTTTTTCTACGTATGGAACTGACGCAGTCGCTGCCAGTTCAGATTCGTTTACGATTTCTATGTTATTTTTCTTTGCGTATTCTTTCATCCATTCTTCTGAAGGCGTGTCGTCTGACATTGTAGTAGTTGAATTAAGATCCTCAACTTCTTCTGAGGGAATTTCTTCAAAAAATTCTTCCTCTTCTTCCTCTTCCTCCTCGTCTAAATACACCTCGTCGATATCGTCAAGCTCCTCATCTGAATCTGGCGTAAGATCATTTCCTTCGTCTACTTTAATGTTTTCGTCATCAAATTCGCCGTTTAAAATTCTGTCAACAATACTCATGGTAGATTCCTTTTTTTATAAAGCACTAATTTTGGTGCGGACTGTGTAATCGATCACATCTTCAATATTTATACTCTTCTTGGGGTCAAACGTTCCATTGTTGTCTATTATATTTTTCATTATTGCAATCATGCGATCCTTGTCATTTGGGTACTTGGAGTAAAACGCCTTGCAAATGACCTCTTCTTTATCCGAAGAGACTCCATGGGTGCCCTCGTGACCTTCATAGGCACTTTCAATCAACTCCATCTGACTCTTTGTGAAATACTTGATGAACGGAGACGTGTCCAAATCTTCAAATACTTTCCAATTAAGATTCTCGGCAATGTAATTGCGACCTGGGTATATTGTCATGTCATTGTATAGTGACACAGCAGATACAAATATAGCTCCAAGAGCGCATACTTCGCATTTCTTAATATTACATACATATTCACTTAAGTCTACTGCAAAGTCGTCTAACTCATCTTGGGGTATCTTATCAACCTTAGAGTTTATAAAGTCGTCAATACTGCCCATCTTAGAATCTTCAACCCAGATGAGTCTTTCGGGTATGAGTTTTTTTGAGTTGAGTTGAGAGATTACATCCTTTGCAATTGCAACTCTCATTGCATCGGTAGACGTGGTCTTCTGCTTCTTAGTTATCCTGGCAGACGCATACGGGCAGCTTTCTGTTTTATTTTTCTTGAACTGCGCCTTTTTTACTTTTGTTGTCACTATATTCCTACCTTTTCTTTTAAGCTACTTACAGCTTTGTCGAATCCCATTTCCATTGCTTGCTTTACAAACTCCATTGCATCCGATTGTGATTCTTCTTTAACATCTAAAAGTTGAGCGAGAGCAGTGTCAAGGTCAACTTTCTCCGACAGAGACCCCTTCACTTCTGTGAGGTCTCTGTCATGAGATACATCTACTTTTTCAAATACAAATGCCTTTTGTTTAAATTTATCTATGGCTCCAGCCAATTCAGAAGTCATTTCCGAAGGTACAGTGATATGCAGTCGGGGAAGCGTCTTTCCCATGTATTCTTGCATGTCCAGAACATATGGAACATTTGAGCAGCTGTCAAGCCAACTTTGAATTCTAGAAATATCTTCCTTTGATTTCATGTCTGTCCTTAGAAATGGACGAGACCTCAACGGCACTTTCTCTACGGACAAATCGTCATTAACAACGATAAACGACTTTGCCTCAGGTTCGCCAAGACGGTGCATCCACATAGAGCCTGAGTACATAAACCGAGTACCCTTAGGCCCTTGCCACTGCCACTCCATATGGATGTCCCCCATGAGGACCAGCTTGTATTTCCCGTCAAACCACTCCAAATCCATGTCGCATAATGGGGCTTCATCTGGCGGAAGTCCAAGTGCTGAAACGACTTGTGACGCAAACCCATGAAGAATCAATATGTCAGCTTCAACAAAGTTACCGGTTTCTATAAACGACTCCCATTGACGGCGAGTGCGCCAGTTGTATCCAGCCACACGGTATCCAGCTATGTCGAATATCTTTCCCTCCATGGGTCTGGCGACTGATGCGCCTCCGCCTTCCAACGATAGTCTTTTGAATCCACGTTCGTGATTGCCGTCAATGTATAAACATCTATCTCCAGGAATCTTACGAAGAAATTTCCTGAGGGCCACTGTGTGTTCGTCGCTTATCGTAGGGGTATCGACTTGATCGCCCCCCATTATCATGTGCAGGGGATTACCCTGCCTCGAATTGCTGTTGCAGTAGTCAACAACCTGGTTCAGGGCGTACAGGTCGTCGCCTCTTAATTCGTAAACAGATCTGTACGCCGACTCCCTGGCTTGCAAGTCAGCGCAAAACGCTAGTATTGGTTTTGGCATTTTAAATATTTTTTTTTGCTGAGCAAACTCTTTGGGTCTTAATACTTTCTTTCAAAACATTACCACATCTTTTTTATTATTTTGAGTCTGCTAAGGGATTTATCCTCTTTATCAACACGAGCGCAACCAAACACGCTATAAGTGTTGTACATATCCATGTCCACAGACCTAGTTTGAATACAAGGCAGTGTAGTGAGGTCAGTGCCAATGTGCTCTGGACGGCCAGGCACACAGAGCACGATATCATTTTTTGCAAAAAAGTTTCTTGTTGATCGGCCCATACCATTATGGTGTTCACCGTCAGTTCAAAGTTATGCACGCCCCACACTATCATGTAGGACATGACGCCAATAGATATCGCCGAGAGGGCGACTGTAAGTATCCACTCGATCATTATTTTTTACCGTTAATTATTGAGTAGCCTAGCAGAGCTGTGAGCGCTATGGCTATTGTTGTGCAGGGGTCAATAAAAAGAAATATTAAAAAGAGCAAACATAGCAGTGGGAACAATTTTTACCTCTATTTATATTTATCGCGATCCGATAGAAGAAACATTAAAAAGAGCAAACACAATAATGCAAACAAGCTTTACCTCTACTTACATTTATTGCAATCTGAAGAATCGGGACGCTCCTTTAGTTGATTAAAGTTTTGCAACTTACTGAGGTCAATTGTAGGTAGCGGATTCTCGGCGACAAGTGAAGAATCAAAAGCTTTGATTCCTGCTCTTTTTAAGTATTCATCTGGAGATTCTGATTTTAAAATTTTGCTCATTTATTGTTACTACTCTCCTCTTCTGTCTCATATACTACCCTTCTTACTTCAGTTTGTCCCTTTTTATCGATATCCACTAGCTTGTATAAGTTGTCAAAAACAAATTTACCTAGTATTATCAAACCTGTGGCCAATAAAATACACAATTTATAGGCAGATACAAAAAAGTCTTTAGCCAGTCTTGCCAGCATGTCTCCTGGGCTTTCAGATAATTGCATGAATAACTCCGAAAAAAGTAACGAACAAAAGTCAAAAACGGATTTGACTTCTTTGGCCCCCAAATGGGTTGTGGATATGGCTAATAATATGAAATCTATATGTCAGGTAGACGATATAGACAACATGATATTTGCCCTACCTCCAGAAAAAATTAAAGAAATGTACAGTCGCCTCAACATTGAGGATTTTACAAAATTCATGAACATGTATTTGAGCATGAATAAGTCGTCTCCAATTTGTCTCGCATCAATGCTCAGATTAAATGGACGACCGTTTACTTTGGTCAAACATAAGTTTTTTGAGCCACTTTTTTATCCTAATTTACCAGACAGAACATTGCTTGTATGTGCTCGTCAAGTTGGCAAGTCTACTCACATTGCTGCCCAAGGAGTTTTGCAGGCAGCCTCGATAAATCGTTTCAAGGTGTTATATATGGCACCTCAGTTCGAGCAAATACGTCGGTTTAGCCACCAATATATACGACAATTTGTGCACGAGTCCTACATTAAGTCCATACTGATGGACAATAACTGCGTGGATTCAGTCATGCAAAAAACGTTCAAAAACGGATCAGAGCTGTGGTTCTCATTTGCCAAACTGTCCGTAGATAGAATTCGCGGCTTGTCTGTGGATGGCATACGAATGGACGAGATACAGGATCTCAATCCAGAATTCCTAGACATTGTTAGAGAGTGCATGTCTGCGTCTGAAAAACGATCAGAAATGTACGCCGGCACTAGCAAAACCGTAGATAACGTTATAGAGCAGTTAAGACTCCAATCATCTCAGGCCGAATGGTTTATGAAGTGCGACCATTGCAACCATTGGAATATTCCCACCGTTGAAGGCTCAGGTCCTGGCCTTGGCGTTATGGAAATGATTCGTCCCGAAGGATTGTGCTGTGCCAAATGTCATAAACTACTTCAACCTGAAAAGGGATTCTGGGTTCATAAATATAAAGAAAAGTCTAATAACTTTCCGAGCTACCACGTTCCTCAAGTCATAGCCCCAGTTCATTATGCAAACCCCAAAAATTGGAAATCATTGCTTTTAAAAAGAGAGTTGGTGGCTCCGGCTGTTTTTATCAATGAAGTTCTTGGAGAGGCGTGTGATGAGGGCCAAAGGTTGGTGAGTCAGAGTGAGCTAAAGGCCGCTGGAGTTTTACCTGCCAACTCTAAGGAAAATGCTTCTCAGGTCTTAAAATACGTAGACAGAGTGCTAGGGGTGGATTGGGGAGGAAAAGGAAGTCGATTTCAATCAATGACAGCTGCTGCAGTGGCTTGCTACATGCCAGATGGAAACATAGATATCGTATTTGGCCATGTATTTCCTGCAATGATGGACTCGGTGCTCGAAACCAAAGAGATTGTAGAAATCTCCAATGAATTTAAATGCACCACCATAGCCCATGACGTTGCAGTTGCAGGAGAAGTAAGGCTTAGCATCATGAGAAGCATCGGAGTTCCGGACTCTAGACTCATAAACTGCAGATATGCAGCCAGCGGAAGTATAAAATCCATGCTGCAATTCGTACCCCCTACGAGTATAAATCCAACTAGCTATTACAATTTGGACAAAAGTAAAGTTATAGCGGCGGTATGCCTGGCAATTAAGAACAAAAACATACGATTTCCCCAGTATGACAGCATGGTTGACTCAGTGGGCCAGAACATAATGGACCATTTTTTGGCTGTTTATGAAGAAAGTAGTGAAAGTATGTTTGGCACAGAGCGAAGATACATCCGTAGAAATCCTGGAATGCCAGACGATTTCCTACATGCCGTAGCATTTGCTGTAATAACCTTGTGGAGAAGATACCCAGAGCTCATACCAAACCTTATGGACGAAGTATTGGATGGAGACGAGCACATACACATGAGTAATCCATCGGCCTACTACAATAATACCGATCTTGACTAATAGCTAAGGCTGAAAAAACAAGTAGTTTAAATCAGGGCAGTACGCCTTTTTCTATCTTATTATATGTATAAACCTGTAATAAGATAGAAAAAGTGCGCTTTAGTAGCAAATAGGTACTAAAGTATTTTAACATATTAATAAGGCTATTTTAGCCTACATTTTTCTGCTAATATAGAGTTAGCAACCGTTATATTATTTTAACACATTATTAGTTGTTAAATAGATTCATCAAAGCCGCTTTTCTAAGGCTTTTTAATCTCTTTATTGACGACACAAGGGTATTCCATGTGGGCTTAGGTAATACCAATAAGGATACTCCATTTTTGGTCATACTTTTTGCTCCAAGGTCTTTTAAATGTAAAATAGCTGCTTCCCAAGCCACTACAGGTATGTTGTAATACCTCATCTGACCCCACAAATTAGCTAAATCTATTGCCACAATGTCTTCCATTGGATTTTTTAATATCACATACCGCTTCTTAGTGCTTTCCCCAGTAAAGGTCTTGAACATGCCGTTTTCGACACCCTCATGTATAAAGTTTATTAAGTGTGCGGCTGCTGAAGAGCTATTTATGTAACCTTTTGTGGAAACCATAGCCTTTGCGGCCTCTATTACTCGTGCGGGTTTGTTTAGAGAATTAGCCAAATACTTTAGGTTATCTAAAAAGCTATGTGGTCCATTATGCTTTACTGTAAGAGAATACTGCATGAGAAAAGGAAATGCATTTTCACTTTTCAATAAAGCCTTTGTTTCATATGAGAACGGCACATCTGCTCGCACAAATGCCCAATCCTTATCAGCAGCTAGGGCCGACGCCATCATAGGATTAACGACAACCATGCTGTTTAGGCCTTGTCCCTCCAGCCACTGAGCCAAAAGCTTGGGCTTGGATCTATTGCCATCTATGGCTACAGGTACGTGGTGTATAGTGGCTAAGGAGTGAGCAGACTCCATATCATCTTTGTTGTTCAAAGTGGTGGCCTTCAGGCCTAAATCCATCCTGATTACGTCAAATATATATTCTGCCAAGGATCCTTTGCTACCCCCAAACAAGGTATTTGTTCTCGAAGATTCGTTGATGACCGAATGTATAGCAGAAATCATGGAGGCCATTCCTGCCATATATGCCGCTGTTTCTGGCCCATAATCAAATAAACTGGCTATTGAGTCTATGGCTATGCCGGGATCCATCATTACGGATGCACAGGGCGGCTCCACGTCATCCATTACGAATGGAACTCCGACTCTTATCTGGTGCGAATCTATCGACATTCTAGGTATATTGAATCTACCGGTATCAAAGTCATAGCCAACGTAGTTCTGCACAGCATGCACCTCTGGTGAACTAAGTCTCAATATTATGTCTAAATACTTTTTAGACATTGAATCGAGCAAAAATGGATGCTTTGATATGCCTGCATTGACAGAAATTAATGCAAGAGCTTTTGCAGGATCGGATTCCAGGAGTTCTTCGTCCATCTGAAAATCCACTTCTTTGCCTTCAAATGTAAATCTCCCAAACAAAGACGCCTTTCCATCTTGTTTTGATCTGCATATATTAGTGATTCTCACTGTAGCATTGCATATGAGTTCATCTGGAATTTCCCTGGAACCCTGCATCCACAGTTTTCCATCTTTTTCAAATACTATTTTTTTATCTATTATTACTAGTTGAGAGGTTGCCACATTCTCAAGAATATCCTCAAGCTCTTCTCGTATCGTATTTGAGCACGAAGCAAGTATGAGGTTCTTTTGAAATGTCGAAAGCTCCATAGCTTTTACGACATTCCTAGCGTTTACAACCCCCATTGTGATAAGTTCTGTAGTGAGAAAATCCAAAGGATTGATTAAATTATTTTCAGATATATGTTTATGGATCGTAGGCATTAAATTACCCATCCATAACTTTGATGTTTTCTCAGCAGGCCTCCAAATATACGGAGTGTCATCTAGCATTATTTTAAAGTTTTTAGACTTTATACAAGTTTTTAAAAATGCGGTATCTGGGGCGTCCGTCCAAACGATTGTTGGCTTAGGTAAGAACAGTGGATCTAATTGACCTATTGGGGACTTGGCCACCACAGACAATTTATTATAACGCTCTATCGTACATTTTTGGACTATTCTCGCTGCTTGAAGGGGGTGATCTAAGACATAGACCTCTGCAGAGGGGTCTCTATGACAAGAATTTAAGCCGCAGTATCCTGGATAGTGCCCACTTAAGACGTTTAAATAATTAAGCTGGTCTTTATTTCCTATAAATCCAAATCCTGAAATAAATCCAGGGTTTAAGTAAAAAGGAGTAACTATTAGCCCTTCTGTAGCTTTTCCAAATCCATGGATTTTATCTTCCAGCAGCTCCTCTATTTCATGTTTATGGGCATATCCGAACCAATCTGTAAATCCTCGATTATAGGTCTCCTGACTTACCCAAAGATTAAGTTCGCTAAGTCTGCCTGTAGCAAATCTATTAGCGGTTGGAAACATGTTGTTTCTGGCGATTTCCCACACCTTCAATACTTTATTGTAATACCTTTGATAAAATGTAGAATAACTAATTAAATCTTCCATTAACAGATCTTTTATTTTTAGCTCTTCTGCAATTTTATGTACTAATTCTTCTGGATTTAAGATCTTGTACGCCTGGCCGTACAGGCGAAGGCCTTCACATGAAAGTTTACATTTATCGCAGTACATCCATCCGCCAAATGGAATTAACGCCGAAACGTACATATTTGCAGTTTTACACTTAATGCATCTAACATAACTGCCAGGTTTGGCAATATCGTCGTAGCCCAAAAGTTTCAGAATTTTTGTATAATGGAAGGCCGAGTAGAACTTTTCCGAAGGAACACCATCTATGATTCGCTGGATTGACATAACTGATGACGTCTCTAAAAAGTACTATAATGCGCTCATACAACAAGTGGCAATGCCTGAATATGTTAAGTCTGCAGGCGTTCTTACTAAAGACGCCGCTGCTATAAAGAGTTCTAAATGCTTTGCGGACACAGTAAACAAGAAATTTGCCCTCGACAGTAAATCTGATTGCTGGTGTTCTGCTCTTTATTTCTACGGCAACCAGTGTAGCACTTCACCGATAGGGAAACAAGCTGAAGTAAAATTATTAAATGCAGCAAGAGTTTGGGGCATCTTAGAAGATGTAGAAACTATCAAATCTGCATTTGAACAACAAATTATTCCAGTATCGTATGCTATGACATTTGAGCATAAAGGTGCAAAGATAGAAAGATGTCCAGATCACACCAAAGAAGCAGCTACGGCCAGCGCAGAGTGGCTATATGAAAATAGGTATAAGTTTCTTACAGATGTTCAAAGGAAAACAGCCTCTAAGTTGCAGGCAAGGGCAGACATTTTTAAATTAAACGTAAAAGCTGCTGCCTATATTGACAGAGTTGCTAATTCAAATACTTATTCAAATATAAACTGCAAAATAGCTGTTGCTATCACAGACAGATTAAGTAGCATACCTACCGTTAAGTGGTCAGAACTTGAAGATGAGTTATTAAAAGTAGCCAATGATTTAAGCACCCATCCATTTGAATTGTGTAACGCGGGGGATATAATTTGTAACTGCCTAGAGGCTTTTGATATTAAACACGGCTTAAATTCAAAGTGGGGTTCGGCTCTGCAGCACCCCATTGATGTATGCTTTAGGGTCAGCCTTACTAAAGCTGCATCAGTAGCTGATGGAATTGTTCATTTAACTACTGGCATCCCAGTAGATCTCACCAAGATCAGCGACCATCAACTTGAAAAAGGCCTTAAGATTGCTGGAGACGATTTTTTGTCTTACTGCCAGACAGATGGCTTTAACGTAGACCGCAACAAGGCTGCAGAAATTCTGCCCACTATGCCTAAACCAGAAGCCCGCCGCTTTGAAGAAGCTGTTAAGACCTCCGGCTATATACCAGAAACAACCGACGATCTACTGAGTCGTTTATTTAAAGAAGCCAATATGGGCATGATGCCCGCTATGCAACAAATGCTTATGGATGACACTAATCCAATGCCCGGCGAAGACGATTCTTCTTTTGAGGCTCGCATGAACGAAAAGAAAGAACAAGCTAAACTAGATGCTCTCGATGCTCAGGCTGGACTCGCTGCGGTTAAGGCTCGACAAGCAAGACAACAGCACGAACAGAACTCTCTTAACTCTCAAATAGGCACAGCCCAAGAAATGTAATTATGATTAAAGTAGCAAATAATCTTCAACGTATGGTCTCTGTCAAGTCTGCCGGTTTGCAGTGGAGTGGAACGCTCGCAGATCTCGCCAAGATCCTGCCGTATACGAACACCGCCATCGGCGGCGGTCTGGGGGCCCTGGGGGGTTCTGCCATTGGCGGCTTGATTCAGGCGCTGAGAGGCAAGTCGATTCTAAAAGGCCTCGGCTATGGTGGCCTGGCCGGACTCGGACTGGGTGGCGGAGTAGGCCTGTACGGGGGTCTTAAAGCTAAAAATCGCCTGCTGGATGATTACATCCCCATACACGGCAATCCAACAATAACGATTCCCGGGAACCCTAGATCTCAAGGTGAAGGTTCGACCACAGTCGAGACCGAGTTAGGTCCGTTATATCCTGGGAAAACACCCGGGAACAAATAAAAAAAAATAAGTTATGATTAAAGTAGCAAATAATTTAAGAAAATTAGCTGCCACACACAGTATTCCATCAGAAGAGGAGTATCTTATGTCATTTTGGAACGACAGAATGGCAGGTATGACTCCGCATCCGCATGAGAATAGAAACCTGACGGCCGACGACATCAACAAGACGGTTTTGCAGTTCGCAGCAATGAATATCAACGATGCTGCACGACAGGCCAAGAGTGTCAGTAGAAAGGGGATGCTAGACGGAAAGAAGCTTAAGGACAAGGATATAGCTTTTGGTCCCGGAACCGCTACTGCATTAGCTGCGAGTACAATCGCTTACTTACGAGCTTTGGGAATAACGGGAATAAGCCTTGGCCAACACCCATTGGTAACATCTGATTCACGTAAAAATCTAAGCAGTGCAGCGCTAACCTTACTTGATAGATCTGAAGCAGACAAGCGACTGGATGAGTTATTGGCAGAGAGAAAGAAGGAAATGGGCTTTCTTTCTAGGATATTCACCTCGGACAAGAATATAGTTGATAGCCTATCTAAAAACCCAAATATAGCTAAGCAGATTCAAACTCTGATAAAGGAGCACACCTTAGGCGTTGCAGCGCCAGGTGCCGACTACAAAGCTGTTGCAAAGATGTACAAGCAGCTATCAGATGCCGCCAAAAAGAGATATACTGGCACCTATAAGAATCCAGCTATATCTCATATCCTTGATACAAAGAAGGATCTGAAGAAGCAGATTGAGATGCAATCTAAACTTATCAACGAGGCTTATCCTAACGCCGGCATATTCGCAGATAACCTTGCAAAGGCAGAAGAATAAACTGAAATCTAATGCCAATTAAAAGCATAACAGCATCTAAAGCGTACGATCAGCTGTGGAAAAGTCGGGATACCGTCGGCACTGTGCTGCTTACTATGATTCTGGACTCTTACGGTCAGGAGATCTTTGATATGGACCCTCAGGCATTTCGTCAGGAGCTTGAGGAGGGGTTTTCAGTATCTGATATCCCTGATGTGAACACCGATAAAATATGGGCACTTTGGAACTCTTTGACGACCGACCTAGTTCATACAGATGTGTCCACTTTTATGAACTGTGCCAATGTTTTAAGTGGAACACCTATGAGCTATGACGTCTTTGACATAGCCGATCCATATGAATGTGCTTGGGCTATTACCGAGCTCACTATGCTGGACTCCAACACCCCTGAGCGTCTCAGTCCAGAAGTTCGTAGATATATAGGCGAGATCTGTAAGGAGCTGGGCCTCTATCGTTTGCCTCCATCGCTTTCAAAAGTAGCGGAAATGGGCCCAAACGATTATGTAGCAAATATGGAATCCTACGCTACAGATACCGTACAACTTCAAATAATGATCCAAAATCAAATTAAATTCAAAGATGACGTACAGGCATATGTCGATAGGAGGACCAGCAAGATGATGCTGGAGCTTAACAACGTGCCATTGATGAATAAGGACTCTAGGTCATGGAATAAGTTTGTATCAGGGTTTGCAAAGGGAGTGTCTAAATGAATCTTGATGCATACATTAATTTAAAGAAGGCAGATCTAAGAAGATGGCTTAAAGAAAGCTGTGCGGACATCTCCGAGAAAAAAGCCGAAATCTCATCTTCAGAATCCATAGTAGATGTTCCTATCAAGTGCACCCCCGGATTTGGTTGCAAAAGATACTTTACTAAAGACGAAATTGATGAAATAGACAAAGCTAAAGCCAAGATTTTGCCAATGTTATTTAGCACCCCAGCAGACCCAGTATCTTCAGGCCTATCCAGTCCATCGTGGGCAGGCTTGGGCGCAGGAGCCTTGGGAGCTTTATTGGGCGGAGGATTAGGCGGAAGCGTCGGAGCTTTAAGAGGCTCTAATGCTCCACTTGGCGCAGCTATAGGCGCTCTACTGGGAGGCGGCGCTGGAGCAATGTACGGCTATGGTAAGAAAGTAAGAAAGAATAAGGAAATTGAAAACTTGATGCAAAACCTGCCGGTTGGAGCAGATCTAGGTGATGTAGAGGTGTTCTCCGACCCAGAGCTTAAACAACAGCTGGCAAGAGATTTTCAAAGAAGGCTAATTCAAAAAGGTTTACTCTAAAAACTTAATAGACATATTAAAACAAAACCCAGGGCCCATGAACCCTGGGTTTTGTTACGTATGGGGCGTTTATTGGGGGGAAGGCGAATCATCCGCCTTAGCTTGCCCTTAAGAGCCCCTAGTAGTATTTGTTATTTTCTTAGATAGCTTGCTTGCGTCTACTCTTGCACCTAGTTTGTAAAGTGCTCTAGAGATATCGAAAGCCGCTCTTTCCACAGCTTCCTCGTCTATGTCCCAAAAGCATCCGTGCAGGCATTCATGAAGAAGTACCTCCAAAATCTCCTGACTTTTTCTAAGCCTAGTTGAAATTCTTATGCTTTTATTTACATAGCTCGGTGGATCTATTTCTCCTCTTATAGAGGGCCCTAAATCCATTTTAACTATTTTCCAAGTATTGTTGCGCAGCTTTACTTCCATGCTAAATCCAAAATATAATCGCCATTCTTTTCTGTTCATCCGGCTGCTCAATTGCAGTCGATTTATATAAATCGTATACCAAATCCTTCTTATACACGAGATATCTATTATTTATGATTGAAAACTTAGCAGGAAGTTCTTTTTCGTTTTGCAGATTTTCCATAATATCTGCAATTGTTGCAATTTCGAATCCTGCTAACTTTAAGGCTTCACATATGGGTATTAGTTTATCTGCGAACTCGCTTTTCCGTACAAATATCTTTTGTTCAGCGTTGGTTAAAGTGGTACTCATACTTTAACTGTCTTCTTTTGATTCCACTGATTTGGAAGCATTAGCCAATATCCTTTATAAGGATATAAATCATTATTGCTGAGATTACGTGACTCCATAGCTACAAACTTATTCATTCCATATTCTTTCAGACCTGCTTCTTTTACGTAATTAAATACCATCCTTTGAGCCTCTGGCGAGGTGAGAGCCAATGGAGCAACCCCCTCTATATATACTCTGAGACCCTCGTCTTGAATCTGTTCATGTTTATTTATTGGTGAGATTCGAATCATTTAAGTTTGCCTCCTTTATCATGTCATCTATATTAACTTTAACTTTAGTAAACTTTGCTACGGCAGAGTGTACGTCTGGAGCCAGATATTTCAACTTACTGTCAAGTTTTGCTTGTAATTCATTAATTTTTCCTTGGGCTTGTGCTACTTGTTTCAAGGAGTGCAAGTGCGTTACCTTAATCCCTGGAACGGTTTTTCCGGATAATACCTGATGCTCTTTTAGAAGTGGCACTACTCTTTTTCTATGTTTGCTCTGAAGTATGTAAGAACTTAGCGCTTGTTCTATATAGGAAATTCCATTTTCTATTGCGTATACTATCTCATCTGACTTGTTATAAAATCTATCATTAGTTTCCATTAAATCTAAAAGTTCTTGACCACAGGATTTAATGGTTTTTATGTCGTGCCCTCCAAATATCGCCATATTTAATGGAGATTTATTCTCAGGGTATAGTTTATCGTAAAGTGGAACCTTTACACCTGAGGCAATGAAATTTTCAAGGATCTGTTCATATCTAGGCCAAACGTGGGCCTCTGAGTAAAAGTTAAATATATCGTTATCTAAAAATTCTTTTGGAAGCGGATCCCACAAAAATAAATCGATATCGTAGTGAACAAATGGGCAATCTATTGTTGCGTAGGTGTGCAGCTTACTGTGAATCCAGAAACATTCGTGCGAACCAAACTCATAACCAACTGAAACGACCTTTGAGTAAGGCAAACTACATGCTTTAGCAAGTTCAGCTCCAATATCGTCTGTAATCAGGACAAAGTCATCATGATGTTTGCGTATACTGACTGCCGAAAGCGCCATCATGGTTATAATTGGCTTTACCACTGACGCCCCGCCAATAGATTCTAATAGCGGTCTTAACTTATCAAACTTATATGAATGAATTGCTCTCATAGATTTTTATATCCATAGCCAAATAGAAACAAGGTGTTCAGCTTAACATCAGTCTTAGTTTTTATCAATCCCTTCTCAATACTGTTTTCTACGAAGGTACCAAAGTTATCCTCAAATTTATTTCCGGGATGTTGCATTTCGGTCTGGAGCCCCAACGCCAAACAACCCGCTGGGTTTGCCGTAGGTTGACCACATCCCATACAAAGAGGCGGACCTGACGGTGGGCCTGAACCACACGGACATATGCACTTGAAACGCACGCAGCCGGGCTCCTCGCATTCGCAGCAGGCAGGGATGCTGCCGTCGCAGCAGTCGCAGGTCGCCTCCGGGTTGCAACAGCAGAACTCGGTTGGACAACATAAGGCTGATTGGTAAAAAGTACAGTCATCTGGCCCATCTGTACACTGATCGCAGGCAGGGACCTGATAACAGTTTGGAGGAATGGGATCAGGAGGGCATGGACCGCAAGTTTTAACTGAGCATTCGCCCCCTTCAATAGTAGAGCAGCAGCATAGCGTAGGAGGCGGAGGCTCACAACACTCCTGTTCTTCGCAATTTGGAGGAGGGCAGTCATCTGCGCATCCGGCGGCCATAGGTCCACACGGGCCGCATTCTTTTTTGCAACACGGTCTATTTTTGTCGTTCTTGCAAATCTCCCTGTCGTTAGGAGGTTGATTATTTTCACACTTTATATTATGAAATACAGCTGATATGCATGCAGATATTGTATGTCCTGGTGGGAAGCCTCCAGAGCTACCGCCCATTCCACCGCCGCCGCCACCGCTGCCGAATCCTCCAGTACCTGTCCCCTCTTGTTCAGATATTTCCTCACATACACACTCCTCCTCACTATCCACACATGAAACTATTTTATATTCATACTCGCATTTAACTTCTGGAGGAACCCCTGAAATTACATCGCAATCATCCCCTATCTGTTCCACAGGGCAAGTTAAAGCTACAGCGTATGTTTTGCAGCATACAAATTTAGGACTTATGCAGCAACAAGGTATAGCTGGATTGGTCGACATCACCGCTCGATAGCCTTAAACCCACTTGCAAACACTAGTTTATCTACACCTAGGGCTTTCTTTATTCTATCTAACTCCATGTCTGAGGCGCTTTGAAGTTGGCTTAAAAGCGAAATTGCAGCATCATTCAGCTTCTTTCTTTTAGCACAAGATGAACACCCAGATGATGTTATATCTGAGTTTACAACATCATAAGCATTTTTAATCAAGGGGCTTATCTGTCTTACCTCTTCGTTATTAAGAAGAGCGTTTATGGTAGCGTACGTCATTGCAAATTTTTTTTCCATGAAAATACCCTATTAAAATGAGGTCGATATGTGTGTTTCGTAGCGATTATTTTGCTCTCTAAAGAAAACCGTCATGTCCTCTGCCAGTATATCAATCTGCTTTTTCATTAGAGTAATTGCTTCATTCATGGTTTTTAAATTATAGAATATTAAATTCCATTCAGCAGCCCTGTAGAAATTTACTCCAGGCTTAGGTTTGTTTTTACTCATTGCCGCAAAGTCGGAAGGCTTAATTATTCCGTAAAACGTATCTACGTAGTCGCTATCGCTATTTTTATTTCTACTTATAACCAATAAATTTGAATCAATTGCGGAAAAGTTTGCAGGCTCCTGCAGCCCAGTGGATACCCTCACCCTGTATACAGGATCTTTGTCAGCCTCATACATGACATTTGTTGCAAAGCTTATAGAAAATCTTGCCATCAGTACACCCCTCCATCCATTGTTAGCACTCCGTCAAACTCTACCCAATCAGTATTAAGTATTCCATCTGTAAGAGTATAGTATTTACCGACATCTACGACATACACCAACATTCCTACCTGTCTTCTTTCAGGAAGTATAGCGTCTCTAGCTGGTACATCGGCTACGGCTCTTATATAGCTTGCTCCGCCTTCTGAAATGAATCTACTTGAAGCAGAGTCATATATGAGCACAGCTCCTGCTGTAACGCCGGAAAAAGAAAACATCGAATTAGCCGACGTAAGATCTATTATGTTTCCGCCGACGCCCATAGTAAATAACTTTTGATCAATTAAATTAAGTGCCAATTCGCCAGGATATAGCTCTGTTGAACTGGGAACTATTCCAGTTTGAATTGAGTGTCTATGTACAACACTTTTAAACTCTATTGGCATTGTCGTTTACTCCGAAGAACATACCTGCAGAAGTTACGTTTCTTTGAGGTAGATTAGATAGTGCTTGGACAGCATCAGAAGTTTCGCTTTCTCGGCATTGTCCATCAAAAGCATTCTGTTCATCTATAAACCACACCACTGGACAGTCGCAGGTAGTTGGATCTGCCTCAGATGTAGTTCCTGATCCGCTGCTCTGATATTCAATACTTGTGCCCCAACTTATATAGCCATACACCATAACCATTGCCCCTAACATTATTGGTTGAGGTCTGTATCCTTTACTAAGCATGTCGCTGAGATTGACCCCCACTCCGTATATCTTATCTCCAGAGCTGTAGGGATTTTCCAAATTTTCTTTTATATTAAATGCCAGCATGTACTCAAGATCACTAGGATATTGTGCCCAGCTATTTGTAGGTGCACAAGGATATTGACATGCGTTTCCTGCAATTACGCATTGCTCGGCATTGAAGCCATACCTCCAGGCAAAAACTACGACCTCAGTTACTGATTCCCCGTTTTCATTTGTATAAGGTATTGTTGTTTGCCCGATAGCCTGACGTGAAGTTATTGATGCTAAGAAAGGTCCAATAATATTAAACCTTGCCGCACTGGCTCCATATCGGCTTCTTCTATCGCATGAATCTTGACAACGGCTTTGAGCTTCTTGAAAGTTGCTAGTGGGCGTAAACAAGTGAGCATTTCTTTCATTACCCAAAAACTGCTGAGGAGTCTTAAATTCAGCTTGACTTGTTGGCCCTACTGGATGACAAATCCCATTTAGATTGTATCCTGATCCGTATACGTTCGGAGATCCGCCCCCAATAAGTATGCTGGGCGGAGCCACTAGCTTTAGATTAACCTTTGGCAAACAGGCATCCCCAGATATATAACCGACGCTACCCTCCAACCTCATTGTCTGATCGGGGTCGTCTTCGTCTGGTACTGTATTTTCAATATTTACCGTTAGAGGATTGCAGCCTATTTCAGCAGGTGGCGGAGTAGGCCAAGGTCTTCTGACTATGTCATTTACGCATTTTATTTCTGCTGTAGGATTGTTAGGATCGGGTCCACATTTTTTAATTGGAATAATTCCAGTGTCGCAACTTACTTCTCCGTTAGTCACGCAGGTTGTCCCAGATACTACTGGATTAATTGGTACGCATGAGTCTAGAGCTAGTGGCATTGGAACTAGTTACTCCGTTTGACAATCAAATACACTTGAATTCCCATTAGATTGGGGGAGCCCTATGTATATATAGTGTATTATAGGGGAAAACTCTGAACTAGATCCGTTTATAAAAGTTTTAAATGGAGTTGGTAAATCATCTTTTACTAAAGCGTTAACACTAAGAGGCGTATTTGCCTGTATTTCAATATTGCCAAAATTATCTGGCTTTGCGCCAGCTATAGAATACACAACTTCACTACAAAGTAAATCTTTTGAACCTGTACCTGAAATTTTATCTTTCCACACTCCGCAGATTTCTTCGGGGGTGTCATTAGCATTTAAAACTGCCCCTATAATTACTGTATTAGTTTGAGGTCGCACAGATATAGTGCAATTATTTCCGGGCACTAGCTTTATATCTCCAAATACCGGATCCTGTGGAGGTTGGTGTATCAGCTCATTAGCTTTTTGCATTATTAGAGGCTTTGAGTTTTTACAAGTTATACTATTTACCCTATGCCTAGAAAAGAAATTTATAGTTGTAGGCTCAAATTCCATATTTGGAGGATTAAAGATTGTTCCATCTAATACTCTAATTAATTTTGAGTAATTATTTAAGCACAGAAATCCATCAATAATAAAGCCGGGCGATTCAAAGTCCTCACTATCAAAATAAACTCTAATAAATTCTTCATTTGCTGGGTGAGTATCTGTAGAAACTGATAAGTCCCCGCCAGCTAAAGAGAAGTCTAAGTCGTCGATTGTTATCATTAATTGTAATTTAAGTATTAAAGAATAGGAGTCGGAGGATCCAATTTCTGTTAAAAATATCCTAGGTGTCCCAATTATAAGATTTTCAAGTTCTGGCGATAAACCGTATATATTGATGCCAAAATCTACTATCGTAGATTTTATAGCATCATTTTGATTCTCCGAAAAGTAATCCGAGTTAAATTCCTTTAATGGATAGCTTACTGTCTTAAAATATTCATACATTATGCACCTGCTAAATTTAGAGTTATTTTGTTATCTGATACTTGAATTCTAAAAGAAGGTCTTGCTTCTCTTATTTCAACAGTAGTACCGCTAGGATCGCTCAATGGAGTGGATAGAGCCAGCATTATCGATCCGTTCTTTTTCCTCTTTAGCGAACTTTTATACGGCCCAGTAATTTGTCCGGTACTTGGACTTTTTACATAATGCAAAACTTTTAATCTCTTCAAAAATCTTGAACTTAACTCAAATATGTCATCTGTCTGATCGTTTGCGCCTGTTATACAGTTATATCTAGTAAAATGAGGATCTCCTATCAAATCTATTCTTATAGTGCTCGTATGTTCGGTGGATGAGCTGCTCTCATGTGAAACAGCAGTAAGCTTTACTCCAACTTCTGCTACTAATTCAATATTTCCATGTTTTCCATTTATACTTTGAACTTGCGGACCTGGCAAGTATTGACATACATGTGGTAAAAATCTAGCTACTGATGGAACTAATTCGGTTTCACCATCAGGCAAGGCTTGAGCCAAAGCTGTACTATTTGGATCTATAACTATACATCCATTTGTAAATCCTTTTGAATCTGCGATTTTAATTGAGTCATCAGTCTTATTTAAGAATACTTTGGCTTCTCCGATCTCTTCGCCATTTGATGAAGATATAACTAATGATATTAATAGCTCTGTCTTTATAATCTTAGATATATATGGAGTCTCCGTTGCTTCATAAGAGTTGTTGCAATAAACTCTAGCATCCAGTATCCATGTTTGGGGCAGAAATAAACTATTCATAGATAAAGTTGAGGAATCGGTGAAAGGGTAATTCCTCATTGAATTAAGGTTTCTCCACCCTAAGTTATTTAATGAATTCATTCTGCAGCCTTCCTAATAGCCAAACTTCTTATCGCAGACTCGCCATTGGTACGAACGTATGACTGAACTTTAGAATCGAATCCTTGGTCATCTAGCGTTCCAGCCCCTAACAACATTCCATTTTTAGACAGTATCCAAGAATTTCCAGTTCCTCTCAATTCAAGGGAGTATTCTGGATTATTTGAATGCACATATCTAGAATGTGCTATACGAACATATTTTCCAGCCTCCTCAAATGAGTCTGGGGCAGATATAATTACATCCACGGCATACACTTCCTGCAGATCATAGACCGTAGCTATGCCAATATACACCTGATATGTAATCCCCTGATATGTAATTTCTTTGAAAGCTCTTAGATTATTCAGTAGGGATCCGAATAAAGTCATGCTTACTCCGGACACCCCATACATTTGCCACTCTCCAAGAGCCATGTCAATAACCAACTCATTCAGCGACTCCCCCAACACATTGACGCTGCCATTAGACTTGAATATGGCTTGTCCTGCATTCAATGGATTTTGATGGCTATAATTGAATATAGTAAAGACATGTGCCCCTGTGCTATGAACCTCAAATACCAATTTTATGGATGGATCGGGGACTATCTGACTTGTAGTCTCGTTGAATGCCTGCTTTAAAATATTTGTAAGACTTTGAGAGGAGGCACAACTTTCAGGTATGGATATTCTGCCCTTGCAGAAAGATTCCAATGGAATATCCGAGGATATCTTGAAATTCTCTCTTTCAGTCTGCTGGTTAGTTATGGTTGCATAAAGTGGACGATCCAATACCAGCACTATCTCAGAATTTAATCCTTCTGGTCTTATCCCATTTATAGTTTTTATGGGGCTGAAACTGCACGTTTCAGATTCAGGTCTGCCGCCACATGCACCTGAATATTGTCTCAAGGATTGTTTTATTTCGTTGGATGTTCCAGAGAACCGTATTATTATTTCATTCTTATCGGAATCCGGCTGTATTTCAATTCCGTTTTGCCCAGTCATTTCGACTCTGCCATCCAAAACTGTGTCATACCCCAATCTTCCAATAGTGGTCACACCTCCATAGGAGTATTTGGTTATGCAAAAATCTGAAATCATAGAACTGCTAGGCCCTTGAAATATCCAAACGCCTTCCTTAGAGGCCCCAGATCCAAAGGTTATCCATCCACCGACTCCTGGAATTTTTGGAGATATAGCAACGGTAACCCCATTCATATTTGTTTGTCTACGAGTTTCTACAGTGGCGACAACGTAGGATCCAAGCATGGAGTACTCCAAGGAGTAGTCGTCGGCATCCGGCGCATTATCGGAAAAGGGATGAGACTTAGATCCCATTATAGTCATAGATATTAGAGATCGGGTTATTGAAATGTTTGCTATAAATATGCAAGCCGCTGCACTTTCCGGAATAGTTATAGACATATCCGTAAGGAGACAATTTATGCTGGAGACTTTATCAGTAGAGTAATAGGGCTCGTAGGTAGCCCTTATATCTATAGGATACGATTTAAACTCGTTATCGTTTAGAAAATCTCTGGTTACTACTCTCATATGATTCCTTACAAATTAAAGGCTTTGCCTACCTGAAATGGAGCTACAGGTATTTCCGCCACATCATTTGAATCGTCTGATCTCACGCACTTTGTGTACAGCCTAGCACCAGCTTCAGGTACATAGGATATCAATACCTGGTGATTTCCACTTCCTAAGTTCTCTGGAAGGCCTCCTAAAGAAATTGTCTGAGTTCCTGCGTTTCCGGTACTTATATTAACAGTAGACGAGGAAAACTCTTGCCAGCCTGCATCTGTCAAGGATTTATAGGTGATCGTTACCTGGCCGGTACCATAGGTTACTTGAGGTAAGTTTAAATTAAATAAAATATTATTTTCTTCATTTACAGATTGAGCTATTGTGCTAGGCTGTATTGAATCGCATGGATTAACCGAACTTTTATTAGGCCGTATTGTTATGGACTTTTCCACTCCTCCCGCTGGAACTAGCAAATGTTCCGCTTCGTCCGGATTATTACATGGATCCTCATCTTGAGCCGTTCCAGTGTATTTAAATAGTATATTTAATTTTATGTTAAGTCCTGATCTGTAATTAAGCGATACTATCTTTCTAAACAGAGGATCAACTATAACAAAGCCACCAGTTATCATGGCATACCCGCTACATGGCGGAGTTATATAAGGACTTTGCCCTGGGGGTCCGCCAGGAACAGGCATTCCAGATTGAGTCAAATCGGCCTCGAATTTAAGTGATCCAGAGTTCGGTACGCTAAATGTGAAGCCCTGCGATACTGGATTCAGATTCTTGTAGTACAAATACGACGCATCCTCAAGCGGTACCGCGGCCACAGAATCATTTTCATCCATCTGATACGTAGCATTTGTTTCCGGATCTACCGCCGATATTGGATTGTAAAGGCTTAAACTTAACTCAAGTTTAAGTTTCTTGATTATCGTTGGCGTATTAGTATTATTTTCTACCATGGCCTGCACTTGAACTTTAAAGTTCTGCTGAGGCCACATTCTAAATCTGGAATTCAGCTTTCCTTGAGTTGGACAGGAGCGTAAACTATCTTCAAAATTAGTTTGAACATTATTGTAAATGGATACAAGAGCGTTATATTGCTTTACGAGCTCGCTGTACTTTACCGCTACGCCTTTTATGTAGTCCGATGAATTCTCATAGTCGGTGCATCTGCAGCAAGGGGCGCAGTGAGAATCAAGTTTTATTTTGCCTCCTGACGTAGCAGAGTACCCCGTATCAACACTGACACAATCTTCCGAAGGGGCTTGCAACTTTATATCGCCCCTATCGTTTGGCGATACTCCATTTATAGATCTAAGGTAGCCAGGTACGTCTATAAGATCTTCGCAAGGCTGCAGCCCCTCTCCAGCCCCTATTGATACGGCAAAATTCACTGCTGTGAAATTTTCAGATTTATAATCTAATTGATAGTTGTATCCTGAAGAAAAAGTTAACAATCCTGTAGATATATTGCGATCTTGTAAATTTAGCGATACCTGTCCAGTGTAAGGTTCCAGGCAAAAGGGAGATAGCGGAAAGTTATCTGTTGGACTAAAATCAACAAGCGTCGGCACACTTAAAAACACTATTGTCAATGCCAGCCTTCCTTCGTCTATATTCAGTTGAAGGTGATTGTATTTTCCAATATTTACAATCTTTGCCGTGTAAGCTCCTGATGATTGAAAGTCTGATTTACTTATCAATAATCTATCGCCAGCGTATACGTTGCATGTAAGTATATAAAAGACCAAACCTTCTTCAGTAGAAGACGTATCTATTGAAGTGTTAAAGATACTAGATATCTCTATGTCGTTAAGATAAACCTGTTCTCCGGGGTATACGTTGTACTCTCCAGAAAGTTTTACACTTACTATAGCGGGATTTCCATTTGGATTTTTAACTATAAATGGAAGACCGCTAGATTCTGCTTCCTCTAAAAATCCAGCCTTATAGGCTGTAGGTAATTTAATAAGCTGGCCACCTTCTTCAGCATTTACAAGCTTTTTTACCACCCCGTCTTGCTCCAACGCTCCTAATAGCCAATCAGTTTGCGGAGTATTTTTGGCAAAGGAGTCAATAATGCCATTACTAAAGCCATATAAATAAGTTTTTCCATTTGCAGTAAGCAGTAGCGGGCTTCCGCTGTCACCATTCCAAACAAAACCTAAACCTGAATACCATGAAGGTGTATTTGGCGGGTTCCAGGGAACTGGAAATTCTCCAGAATGGTCTTGATATGGCCTATATAATATAGGCGAATATCCAGAGAAACCAGACGACGAATAGTAACTGCTACCTTGAGTAACAGTATATACTAAATATTTACCGTTTGAATCTTGTCTCCAAATTTTTACTTCAGGGGGAATAGTTCTAAAGTCAACTATATCGTAGCAATTAATTTGTTGTTGCTCTTCCTCAGTAAGTGGAATTAGCAGTCTATATAAATTAGCATCCTCATATCTAGATATGAATTGACCTTCCCTATTAACTATGTCACCATTTTTTTTTAAAAGTCGTATAGTTTGATTTGTATTATTTTCAGGTCCTACAAAGTGGTTACATCCAAGAAAGTGCTTCGGAGACACCATGCAGAATGGCGGCACCCCATTGTTCCAATTGTTGTGATCAAGGGGATTAAAAATAGGATTTTCGGCATACATTCCGTTAGTCGGATTCTGAATGTTTCCATTATCGGCAAGGATCCAGAAAGGTTCACCCTGTATGAAGCCGCTATCAGATCTGAACGCAAACCTATTGAGATTTGACCCTCTATTTCTAACATGCAGTCCGCTGAAATCAGGTACGTCAACCCCCTTTGACTGCAGGAAAGAGACCATTCCGGAGTTATATCCAATTACTGGAGCATGCTGTCTAAATGTAAATCCAGCTGGAAGTGGCCCCCCGGGAGGAATTGGAATTGTCTGACCGCTGGAATCTACATAAGACGAATACTCTGTTGTAACGCAAGGGATTATGGGACCTGAGCCAAACCCCCAGCTAATGAGTCTCAGGTAGGTCTCATCAAACGTATAAATATCGTGTTTGGTACTATTATAATTATCTATGCGCATTTTAGTTTCCGTCTTGAGCGCAACTTGACGAATCTACATTTGATGCCAGGCAAGTAGCCTGCAGCGACTGAACACTACTGGTCAGTATAGCTATTTGATTAGCAAGAAAAGATAGTTGAGTAGATAGCGACTCGACATCGGTGACTACGACTTGCAGTTCGTTACAGCCACAGCAAGGTTTTGCGCATGAATCGGATATAGATATTCCGCCTATTTGACTGGCTATTGATATGCAGTCTCCGGCGGCTACCACTATGTTACCCAAAGAATCGCCTTCAACATTATTTATCGTGCGTATACACGGTCCTAGCTGTACGTCGTTGCACTCACACTGTGTCTGCAGCCCTCCTCCGTCTACTGCATTAAACTTCAAGGTGTTTTCATCTACCTGAATTGAGTGGTTTGAGCCGCTCTCAAAAGCAATTTGTCCGGAGAGCACCGGAGTAGTTGCCTCAGACTTTACTACCTTGATTCCACTTATTCTTTTGGCTCCAACTGATACTACGGATGATTCTAATCTCCCTGCCTCCAATTCGAATTTAAACGTGCCAAGATAGGATTTTATGGAATCTACTTTTCCAATAATAGCTGTACCAAAAAGTTGAGAAAAGTCTGCCAATCCGCTTACCACTCCTCTGAAATAAGTGGCTGAATATTCTTGAAATCCCGAGAAAAGAATAGGATCTGATACAGCGATAGAGGTAATGTCTTTATACCCTAACTGAATTATAAGTCCCTGCGGGTATATGGTTATGGCGCTAACGTAGACATTTGTTGGGTGAAAGTTAGCTAAAAACGGTATGGCGATTTTCATATCTACCATAAGGCTATCGGGAATGACAAACGAACTATCTATTGATTTTAATGTGGCAGACTGGCTGAGAGGATAGTTTCTCAGCAAATTAGAGTTCAGCCATTCAGTTCCTATAATTCCAGACATATAATAGCCTCCTAGCCAAAAAGTCTAGTGTACTAAAAGCTCAGTGTATATCAAATTAATCAAACAACAACAACTTTTTCAAGTCTATATTTGATTGACACTATGCCAATTTTATAAGGGTAAGGAGGGTCAGACTCTGCTTCTATATTTAAACTATATCTTGCCAATTTAAAGAATACCGTTCCTCCGGCAGTGACTGAAGCTGTAGCTGCTTCTTTTCTAAAGTTATCTCTATTAGATGCCATTCCAATAAATGGAGGCATGCCGGTATAGTGGGTATCGGGATCCGCGTATTCTCCATAAACCGGAACATTTGGACCACTTGATAAATTGTATACTTCATCGATCGGCGGCGCTTTCATTGAAATCCAAGTTAAGGCCAATGAAGGTAGTTGCTCGGCGTTCGGGGCGGGGTGCAAAGCTATAAAGTTAAAAATTAATTTTAATTTATAGGTGCCCTGTAAAAATTCCGGAATATCTACCTTACCGAGTATACATGAATCCTTACCTGGAGGCATTGCTGAATAAAAAAGAGGCAAACTTGCATCCTTTTCGACTAGTATGTCGTCTATAGCAAGAATATCAGGCTGACCTTCTAGTTTTCCATCGAGCCCTAATACGGAAACAGTGACCGCCCCCTGGCCATTTGGAAGACTTGAATTCAGAGATATATTTTCTCCTGCCACTAGTTTTTCCACCACTGGCCCACGCTTCATGGCAAACCCAGTTATGTCTTTTACAACTATGGCCCCTGTTTCTGAATTTGAAGGGTTAGTTATAGTGAGTCCTGCACTTAACTTTAGCGGTCCCGTTGTAGCCGGATTGCCGTTAGGATCAGTAATTGTTATAGGAGAATTCGTATCGGCCTCTAACGATGTCACTACCCTGATCCCGCCGCTTACCAGTTTTGTATACACCAGAGTAAGTTGGGTGGGCTTTATGATGCCCGAAGCGTCATCTAGAGTCCAATCAGTGTAGGTTATGTTGGTGTTTGGCAGTATATGTCTATCATTGGGGGAGTATCCTAACTTGCCCCAAGGGAGTTCGTTGAAGCTGTCAAACCACCAAATAGCGTTGCTGTTGGTGCTGACTACTTGGGAGGATACAGCTTGGCCATCCTTGAAAACTACGTAAGTTCCAACTACGCCTTCTGGAAAAAGCTGATTCAGGTTGCTGTCGGCTGCAAAGTTGTATCCATATCTTGCTCCTGCAGGTATCTGAACGTCAGGAAAGTAGGTAGAAGTTGCCGGCAACCATCCTGGAAGACTCTTGTCCACGTAGGTTGTATTTATGGAGTGTCCAATAGGTTCGTTTAGGATTACGGATACGTATGAGGAAATGGAGGCTGAGTTGTAGCTTATTTGGGTTCCTGTCAGCGAATCCATAGGCTTTAAGACCAGCTCCCTTCCCGATGGAGCTTTCATCACAGAGGAGTAATTGCCTATTAGGGGATTTGTGGATCCAAGCAATTCCACCAGATGCTTTGAGACCTTAACATCTATCAGCGATATCTTACCAGGGGTAAGGTCGATCTTGTGCACCGTTGCGGTTAAATAGGTGTCTATAATAGCTCCGTCAGGATTGCTTGAAGGGACGGACACCAATCGCACCTTTGCTCCAACTAAGAACGGCGCAGATGCAAAGTTCTCTGTTGTCGACCCCGACACTCTCTGCAGTATAAGCTCTGGCGTTGCGGGTCCGCTATGTAGATTGAATTTAAGAGCCTGTGTCTCAAGGGCAGACGATACTGGAGGTCTGACCAAAAGATGCTTTGAGTCAAAAAGATGGCATACTGGAACGTTGAGCACTCCAGGTTTTGGTATCAGGGATCCGGCATTTGCAAATCCGGAGGACAGATATAGCAGACCCCTGTCGTTCTGATTTACCAGCATATTTGCCGTCATGTCGTCGCCGGTGCAGTCTATGCCGGTATACTTAGTCGGATCAATCAGACCCTCAACGACTATTACACCTGAGTCCGCAGTATCCTTGTTAACGACGAGGCCGACCACTGCGCTTGCTTCGCTTAAGGATAGGTAACCATCTTTATATACCATCTCGGCATACGCTGGCGCAAATTTGTTTGAGATCTTGTCAAAGTACACCGCATGACCGGTTTTGACATCTGCGGTGAACGGAGCGTCTGCTACGAATAGTGCCTGGGCGTAATCTTGCGCATCCTGACGAGTCTTGAGGTGCTCAGTTCTTTGAGCAAGTTGAAATATGGCGCGATTGGCAACCTCTGCGGTTACTGGTTCGCCGTTTCTAATTGAGTCTAGGATGTTCTGCCACGATTGAATGATCATTTGCGTCAACCAGTTATGCTAGTGGAGAATGGGAAGGTTACGAACAGCTCGGAGCTAGCTGTCTTTATCAAAGGGGCACCTGTGAAATATGCCCTGGCTATGATTAGATCCTGGGTTTTATCTTGCTCAAAAGGCGCCAGAACCAATGCCGCTCCGTAGCAGGTAACGCCGCTTCCAAACGGCGCTCCGGATTCATTTACCCCTGTTGCAGCGGAATTAGACTGTCCAAAAAAGTTTACAGTTGCTGAATAGGGGCTAGAATTGTTTAATTGAACATTTGGATCTTTTATTGCAGGGACTCTAAGATAGTTTGACGAAGAGCCTAATCCAGAATAGTAAGCCTTAGGATCTGAGAATCCAAGCACAGAGCTTGCATCTGGATAGTTAGGAGGGCTGCCATTAATGTACTCCAGATACATAAACATTTTATGAGGCTTTTCTGAGATGGCCTCTGCCATTGCTTGGGGGAATTCTGATGTAAATACAGTTACTGTGGGCATTTTAATATCCGTAGGAGGTGTATTTTACTCTGCCTTGAGCTTTAATGGAGATTTTTGGGTTTAAGTCAGGGCTGACGCCAATCATAGCGCTAGGAGCCTTAATCGACAAACTTCCAAGGCATGTAAAAGAAAAATTAGCATTAACCGCATTAGCAGCTGGGACGTCTACATTTGTAAATATTAAAGTTCTAATATTCAAAGGTAGCACTTGTTGTAATACCTTTAGTGAAGAGCTTGCCAGCCCATCTATATCTGCCTTTATAAGAATCAAAGAACTGGCTTTTGCCAGTTTACTGCCATATCTAAATGTATTATTTGATTTATAATTTTGAGGAATGTTTTCCAAAATATTTGGAGACTTATCGTGTAGGATTTCCACCCCATACGTAAAGCATTCGCCTTTTTTAACTAATTTACCTACGACAATATCCTGTTTTATCTTTGACGGCTTTACCATATAGCAAGACTTATCAGTTATGATTTGGCAAACATTTGGATAATTAAACACTGCCTCCACTGTCTCATCTTGTTGGCTTATAGGAGAATTAGCACAATACCCAAGCATATTTATAAGGTCAAAATAATTCTGACCATAAGAAAATAGCCTCCATATATGTTTGAATGGCACTTTTCTATATACCTCGTCGGATAGCTGAACTCCTACAGCATAGCCAAGTCTGCTGGTCACAAATCCAGATTCCTTTACAACATTTTTAGCGTAAAATATTGTTGGAAAAGCATTTAAAGTTTGTTTAAAAGTCAGCAAGCCTTTAGATAATTTATAATCTATTCCTTCGATTAAAACCTTAGTAGGATTGGAAATGCTGTCATACATAAAGGGTATGGATAGTATTTCTTCAGGTATCGCATATTGAGCAGCATTGCTACTTGGCTCGCCATAAAAATAACTAAAACCATATTTACTGTTTGAATTTCCAAATATCTCCTTGGCTTGATTGTAATTACTAAATACGTATTTCTCCCATACAGTTATCTTACCTGCGGGCATCTCGATATTTGATGTAGACAGCAACAGCTCATCTACAGCTTGCTCGGACTGAGCGTGTACGCTCAGCTGCCCAGAAACTATAGATTTAAGCAATTCAACAGATTTAAAAAATCTGGACCAGAAAGTTCCCAGCAGGGACAGTACATAACTGGTCTTCAGCAATTTCAAGAGTTGCACTCCACTACGGAGATATCGATAAGATTAGCTTCTATGAAGAAAGCACAGGTGTTTTCACTAACACCCTTAGAATAGTTTTTAGGAGGCCTCAGCGCATCAGAAGAAAAAATTACATCCTTCGATAAGTCTGGATTTATAATGACGCCGTACATATGTATTGGCAGATCTATGGAATATCCGGCCGGCAAATTCTGATAAGCTGTATGTATTAGGGCACTTGCTGGAATTGATTTTCCTATCCCAAAAGAATTAAACTTAGATACCAGTGCCGATTTTAGAATATTTACATTAGGACTTTCAGAGCCAGTAGGTTTAAGTAATCGCATTTGCATACTGCACATTACAGGAATAGGCGCCTTTACAAGCATGTCTGCGCTGAGACTACGCTCCTCGGCCGAATCGACGTAAGCTTGCACCTCCTTAAGATTAGGCATCTTTAAGTATTCTACGTATACATGGAACTGGTCTGGTGTACTCGATTCTTGATTGAGAAATATTGCAGGCGGCGCCGCATTACTTACCCATGAGCTCATCGCATTATTAGCCGGCAGTGCGCACTCATTTATATGAACATATGGAATCTTAAATCTAAATACTATATTTTGATATGAAGTAAACGCAGGAGTCTCCTTATCGGAAACCAAATGAATTGAATTTCCCTGCATGGTTCTTTTATCAGATATGAGTTCAAACGATCCAGCCTGTGTTAGATCAGAGCGAATAGATTCTATTGTGTATATGCCGGACGCTTTAGAAGGCGGCAACACGATTTCAAATATCGCCTCCTGGGTGTACTGATGGTCATAGGAAATCATCTGCATAGGCAGCCTTTCCGTTATCCTCGAAGGATAGCTTGCAGACTTAACATATAAATCTATTCTGTTACCTATGTGGACTTCGTCGACAACATCTCTATGCATCTCTGGATCAAGAAATCCCACCACTCCGACGTCCTTTATCTCAGCAAATTGAGACTTCAACTTGGCATTTATGTGTGCCCTGCCTGAAAGCGCCTTACCGACCACCCCTGTCTTAGCCTTATTGAGTAAAGATACATTGTCCTCTACATCAGCGCCTCCGATGAAATCGGAATCAGCTTTTCCAGATACTATAGAAGATATTGCTGGGACAATAGAAGAAATCACCGTTGATGCTCTGACATTTCCTATGGACCCAGGATTAGTTGCCGATACCGGTAAGGTAGCGGTAAACAGAGTACCCGAGGACTCTATAAGTCTTTGAGACGCAGCTCCTGTAAAATTAGTCGAAGTAACTAGCACATATGAAGAAGAGGTGCTAAAGGTCACACCGCCAACTGTAAACTTAGTATCGGGAGATATTACTACAGAGGAGCTTGTGGTTAAAAACAGCCTTAACAGTCCGGATGCTGTAGACCCATCGCCTCGCTCAACATTAAAATTAGACAATACTCTAGATACCTGCTCATTATTTACAACATTAGGATTTTTGCTAATTTCAAGCAAACTGCTAGAGATAGTAGCCAGATCAATCTGCTCTTGTACACGAGTTTCGAGGTGCGCATATAGTTTTACTACCAGATCTCTCAAGATGGTTCCTGGCGATAGATCTAAATTTGGGTATGTGGCCTTTACAAAGGAAAGTATTTGCTCTTCCTTTGCATAGATTTTTTCTGGAGGTTGTTCAGCTAGTGGAGTTTCCATATTAAATCGTAGATATATTCACTGGAGTCAGTATTGTGGAAGAGTCTTTAAATTCAAATAAAAGCTTCATTGTAGCCGAATCTAAAGATACGGTAAAAGATTGCAATGTTACTTTTGATAAAGTTTCATCAGGACTTGGATTGAGATTCGTAGAATCTATATAATTAAGTATCTCAGGCAAATCGGCATAGAATTCAAGGGACAAGGCAAGTTGTGTAGATATTTGACCAGTTGTAAGTTTACCTATGAATGATGTTCCGTATGTTGTGTCGGACGGTACAGTGCCCCGTTCGGTCAGCAGAAACTTTACAAACTTCTGCACTATTTTATAGGGCCCAGAAATAACTGTTCCCGACTGCTTCCAGCCAACGAATACATCCGCAGGGCCGGCAGAAGCTCCAGTCTCAAGTACGCATATATCCACATTCTTGCCTACATAGTTTTGCGATACCGTCATCTCTCCCCCTCTCTAGTAGCCAAGAATCCAGTAATAGCATCCTCAAGTTGAGATATGATTCCCGTCTTATCCTGGGCCATGGCTTCTCTTCTACCAACCTCGTTTAGCACTCTGTTTATCCTAGACGAGTACCTATAGGCCATATCTCTATGAATTGGAGCCACCGCATCGTTTTGCATCTGCAGTTTCATCAAATCAAAGAATTTAAAAGACTCAAGAACGGTAGTGGCAACATACTCTTGCTCCAACTCAGAACGATCAAACATATCGACCAACTCTTTGAAGTTATTATTTCCCTCTTCCGGCTCCCATAAATTTCTAAAAAAAGAGCCACCGCTCAAGCCAGAGGAGGAGTCCTTGCTGACCTTTTTGAGTGCCTTAAAAACAGTTTTGGTTACTTCTTTCACATGCTGCCTTTATTTAACTCTACGTACTCCTCCAGTTTTTTAGATAGCTCTGAAGTAAGTTGACTAACTCTTCCTGGGCTTATTCCAAGTTTTTTAGATATTTCATTATTAGAAAGTATTTTTTTACCATTATAGCCTAATTTATGTTCTAAGATTAACTGCTCTTGAGGAGTTAGCGAACTGTATAAAGTGTCAAGTACGTTCTTTTTAAAATTAGTATTTTCGGTTGCAGTAATTTCTTGAGAGGTGGCAGGGGTGCTTCCGGAGTAGGCAGTGTGTCCTTCGCTGTAAGTCTTCTTTTCCATTTCCTTTACTTTTTGAATCTGCTTTACTGACATTCCAGTTAAATCTGCTAATTCTGCATCTGAAGGCGGACGGCCTTTATTTTCGTAGAACTCAGCCTCATGCTTCTTAATGGAACTTAGCTGCTGATAGGCACGCTCTGGCATAGGAGAAGGATTAAGATCTCTAGAGTATCTGCTTAAAGGCTGTAACTGGGTGTATACCCAACTTTTTAAAGATGCTCCAGATTTAGGGTCATAAGTTTTTATAGCTTTTGCTGCCAATACTTTGGCCTTACTCTTTACAGCAGGACCGGCATTGAGACCAGAATAAGCGTAAATTGCCTTATCAATATCTGATGAAAGTTCATCAAGAATCTTTTGCATATTTTCAGTTTTTTTATTTTTAGCCCAATCAGAGTGCATTTCCTCTAAGGTTTGTTTTTTTACCGGAGCTTGAGGAATCGGAGAGGCGCTGGCAGCGGGGAAAGTAGTTGTTGCAATCTGCGGGGATTTAGGAAGTCCGTCAGTGCCTGTTGGGGCAAGTTTGGGGAATATGGGCTCTAGGGGCTCTGGGGGCTCCGGAGCCTTTAGGGGCTCTTCTGGAAGCTCTGGAGCTAAAGGAGGCTCTGCAGGCTTCTTAATAGCCTCCATTGAATCGTAGAAAGCGGGTTGCTCAAATCCATTAAACAGACTTAGAGTCTTTGAAGGTTTAGGTATGGTTGGAAATAAGTCCATATTGTTATTTTACCGTATTTTTACTACAAAAGAATTAGTCTAATAATTTTGACTTTAACACTGAGGTAGAGCCTTTAAATAATGCCAACTCAGAACCAGATAAATATTGTTCAAAAATATCTAAGTCTTGTTTTTCCATTACATGCCTTATTCTCACGCTAGTCATTACTCTATTGGAAGACGTAGACATAATGATGGATACCGATTCAACTACACCTCTTTTCTTCCAATCCTTAGCCAAACCTGATATATTTTCTCCTGCACTAGATCCTGTATTCCTCTCCAAAAGTATTACATTACCCGGACATATATCTAACCTATATCCAAACATTATATCTTGAGTTCTTGTGCTAAATAGCTTTGAAAAATAATAAGACTTAGTTAACTCATCTGCAAAATCAGCAATATCTTGAGCTGTAGTAGAACTTGAAGAGCTTGGAGCAGAATTAGGAGAAGGTTCATATGAAGGTACTATTCCTACCTTTGATTTAAACTGACCTTTATCCAATCTGCTTCTGTATACGCAACTCATATAATTCGGCAAAGGAAACACCATGAATGGCCCACCGTCTATGCCAGGTAATGTCGGTACAAATTGCCCTACAAATCTAGTATCTATTACCTTAGGGGAGCCGGACTTAGCAAGCTCATCTGATTGGGCGTTTCCATACAGTATGGCCCCTGTTGGCAAAATTCCAATATTTGGGGATCCTCCTGCAAAATCAAATTCATAATCCTTAAATGTTTTCAGTGCAAGGGCCGTAGAAGGATATGGAGACACCTTGCATGTCTTGACTCCCGGTATAAGCACACAGCCAAATGTAGATAATAAAGATGTCAGCTTTTCAAATCCGCTGGATCCTCCTTCTCCAGTAAGTATTACGGATCCCACCAGTTCATTTATATTTCTCAAAACATCTGGAACCTTCGTCAAGGCACTGGAAGCTTTGGATGTTAATTTCATACCGCCATAGCTAAATATTTTTTTAAGAGCATCCACTGCTAAAGAATTATTGGAGGGGGGCTGCCTGATAAAATTTGCAAGAGGCTGCTCCGCCTTAAAGATCATAGAAGGCTTTATAACGTCCTCCCACCAATCGCTTTCTCCGTATACGTTAAAATCAATAGGAGTGCCTCCTGCTCCCCCTGCCACTCTTGGAGCATTTGGAACATCGGGTATCGCTAATTGACTGAACTCTGTCTTGAACCAGTCGTATGGAGTATTTTTGTCAAAATCACCAGATGCGAACGAACTTATGTCAAGATCATAAAGCCAGTGAATAAGCACAATTGTTGTAGTTGTTCCAGTTGTATTAAAGTCAACTGTGCTCGACAACACATATCCATCAAAAATAATATCTTCAGAGTCTCCTTTTGGAAGAGCGTCTTTAACATTGTCGGGATGGGGCTTTCCAAACCCCTTAACTTTTATGGAAGCTTTTGTTTTAGACTTTATGTCATCCGGGGTTAAATTAATTGAATTAGCTGGATTATTTAAAGTTACCCCTGACGGTATCTGTACTCTGGCTATTGGTATCTGATTAAGTACGAACTCAACCACCATGTCTACAATTGGAATCGACTTATCTTTTACAGTTAAGTATGCCTCCAGTTGATATGCAGCTTGATTAGATGGTATTGAGTTCATGCTTCGTTAACTGCCAATATAAAGGCGGCAATACCGTCTTCTACTGAGGTAGAGAAAAATAAGGCTTCGGAATATTCTGACTTCCCGTACATCAGTTGCGTCAAAAAATCTTTATCTAACTTGATGTCTTTCCATATTTGAACTAAATCTCCGGAATAGGGAGTTATAAACTTAAACAACCCCTCTACGGGATCTCCGTTTCCTGCGGTACATTTAAGTGTTACATTGTAGCCGGAGGTGCCCAGTTCAAATGAAATAGGGTTGGCTGCTGACCAACTCTGATTAAATAATCCGTTTATATCTATTTTTAAACTTGGATATATTCCATAAACTCTAAGAGACCATTGAAGATTAAATTTATTCAAAGGTCCGGATATGTAATAGCTTATGTTGAGATTAGAAGTTTTAGTTGACTCCACCAATTTGTGAGGTTGATCAAAAATTGAATCTAATTGATTCAAAGCTTCTAACCCAGACCTCCAAGATATTACATCTTTAAATTTGCTATTCCTTATGCAGTAGTCAAGGTGCCTTATTCTATACGCCAGATACATAGGGTCAGTCGAAACAAGCCCAAGCAATTTAGCTGCTTTTTCATATACGGCAAGCTGCTGTAATGAGTACTCCCCTGAAGAAGTATGAGGAAATCCTGGAAAATAACCATCCATGGACAAGGCGCCGAGCATCTTTGAGAACGGGGCGTCTACAGGAATTGGGTTAGTAGAATCATATACTGTCATTATCTATTCCTACTTGGAATCACTGACATACTTATACTAAATTTTGCAAAACCAAATTCATTACCTGAAGCATTTATCTGCATCGTCATGCCGTCTATAAATCCAACTAAATTATTTATAGGAGGTATGGTCAATGTGATCGGAGTTGATATATTTTTAAAATTTGAAGCTCTATTATTTTCATAAAAGTCTATTATTTTTTTAGCTGCACTGTATTCGTTGGTATCACAAGAGTTAACTGCAATTCCCTCAATAACGCATTTGGATATTTCATTTCCCAGCGGATAAATATATATTGAGTCGCTGAGAGTGTGAAAAAATGCCAATTTAGCAGATTGACTCAACCCAACACTAGTTATAAGTATATCTACATTACTACCGCCCAGCTTAGATGGCATAAGATCTATCGATGCTAATTTCGCTGGAGTGGAATTTGGCACCTTGAACATCTTTCCAAAACTAGATCCAAATATGTCTGGCATTGTAGATATCCTTATTGAGTGGCATCTGCCATAGCTTGGCCGGCATCGGCGCCTCTTTGAGACGAAGCCACTAGTTTTACAAGCAGTTTCTTCACATCATCTAGAACACTGCTCATCATTACTATAGCTTTATTAACTTCATCTGCTTTTACTGGCCTAGCATCAACAAAAGAGTCGGAGCTTCTTGCAACAGGAGCTTCGCCTACAGGTGTCTTTTCGGTACCCTCAACTGGACGTGCAAGCAGTTCGGGCACAGCGGGGGAGGAGGCTACACTTGCGGCACTAGTAGGGGCAATCAGTTGGCGCGCTTCACGTTCGTACTCTAGCTCAACATTCACTCTTGCCTCCGCTTCGGTAACACCTCTGGACTTCATGTAGTCCTGTACTCTTTTTTCAACCTCTGCTCTCTTCTTCTGCTGCTCTTCAGTAGCCGCGGTAGCGGTAGCCGCGGTAACAGTTGAAGATGGTGGACTTGTCCTAGCTTTTATTTCTTCCATCAGTTTTTTCTTTTCATCCTCAGTAGTAGCCGCTCTAACAGCCTGGATACCCCGGATATCTGCGAGCGCCCTTTTAACTACTTCTGTTTCTCTTTTTTGCTTTTGGTTAGGGCTGGACAGTGCTTCCAATTTCTTAAGTTCGCCCTCAAGAGTTTGAGCTCTGGTATTCAAGGCCTCCTCGAGCTCTACAGATGACGTACCTGAGGCTGCCTCTACTATCTCCCCAAATGTAAAACCCGTCTCTTCCACAGCCGCAGCGGCGTCGTCATCCGACATGCCGGGACTTCCCGCTTTTAACTTATCTATTTTGGCTCTTCTTATGGCGCCCAAGGCAGAAGAAACGTTTTGTTGAAGATTGCCTTTGCTGCTTCTTAAAGTAGAGTTTATTGCATTCTGATTCTCAGTAACTGCCTGTGCCTGCAGTACCATGCTAGTTGCACCATATTTTTCTATGTCAAGTTCTTCTTTTAGTCTAACCGTTGCTGTGCGCTGAGGCCCCCGATCGGCAGCTAAGCCAAAACGATCCATACTATTTCCAAGAATAGATAGTATCTGACCCCTTTCTGTCCTTTCTATTACTCCGCTATTTACCAAAGATTCTAGTAACGCCGCTCTACTAGACTGATCCTTCATGTCGTTAAATCTTACAGCAAATTCATGGAAATTCATTTGAGCTACTTGTGATTCCTCCATGCCAAATGCTTTTGCAAGTTCAGCAGCAGCCCCTCCTGTCATCTTTTTTGTTAAACTCTCTGGATTTGTATTGACACTTTCAAACTCTCTCTTCAATGTGCCCAGTAGGTTTACATCCTCACTTCTAGCAAAGAAATCGCTCACACTAGTCATAGCACCTGTAACCGACATGCCCCTTTCTATGCCTTCAGGACTCACATATGCAGAAACCTTGGCACCTGTTTTACTAATCAATTCTGCCACAGTCTCAGGGGATATATTTTTACCTTGATCAACGTCGTCCAACAGCTGTTTAACATCAGGATCGTTTGCGCTTAAAACCCCATCACTTATTGCTGCCTTTAGCGACAGGAATGCCCTAGTAGAAGGGTTTATCTTGGCCTTGGCTGCTATATCCATTTGCTGAGCAAGAGATTGCTCAAGAGTCATTGGTCTTTGCATTCGCTGAGATAGCCCTACACGGGCAATAGCGGCTGAACCCAGCTCTATACCTACGCCTCCGCTTAGGCCCAGGCTCTCGGCGAGTTGTGAAGAAGTCTCCAAAACTGCCATGGATTCCCTAGGCCCCAAGCTTGCGAATTTACCTAAATGAATTGCTGCCTCGACCTGTTGCATCATAGAAGTTCCGGCTTTTCTTTGTGCCTGAGCCTCTAGGAATACCCTAGTTTGATCGTCCATTGGACCTGGCCCAGCCTGAGCTGCAAGATCCTGGAATATTCTTCCTGCCGAATCATCCAAAGCTCTTCCAAACTGTCCCTTAAATATTTTTTGCATCGACTGAGTTATCTCGGATATCTGCATACCAATTCGCTTACCTGCAGCAGCTACCTCGCTGAATCCTTCCAATTGAATTGATATGGACTCCTCTAGTTTCTTTACATCTTCAGGCGTGACGGCTCCGAATGTATCGACTCCACCAGAAGTAAGTACTCCTGACTTTGCCAGCTCGTTCATCATTTGGCCAGCACGTAGCATTCCCATCCCTCTTATTCCTGAGAAGGGAGAACTAGCAGACTCTATTCTGCTTACTATTCCAGATGTTATTCTGTCAGCAGCCATTATTGGACGCCCCATAGCATCCTGGCCTGATATAGTGGTTCCAAGTGACCCCATCATGGAAAGAGACTGTATTGCAGCCTGGCTAAAAGTACTTGAATCTTTACTCACCCCAGTTATATCCATAATGGCATCTAATAGAGCCTGCCCTGCGGGGCTATCCGACGATAAACCCAATGCTTGAATTAATTGGGGCGCCATCTTAGCCATCATGCCAGAAGTATTGACAAAATTTGTCGCTCCCTCGGCGTTTTTGATTACTTGCTGTACCGTAGCCTTAAGGTCTGGAGTCAGTAGTTTGTTCGCTTCAACTGCAGATTCTGGCGTTCCTTTCTGCGCCAACTCTATTAATTTCTTAAGTTCAGGATCGCTACTAACAGACGGCCCTCCAACAGCTGCCTCGTATAAAGAAAAGGTATCTTTAAATCTTGAACTGTTTCTCAGTTTCTCTATATTCGCCAGTTGCACTCCAAATCCGTACCCAGTTTCAGCTGCTCCTAAACTTGGATCAAAGGACATGAGTTGCTCTACGGGGGCAGGATTGCCAGTAAATGCCTGCATCTGTAACATATGCTCATTAAATTTATCTATTTCTTGCTGATTGGACATCAGGCTAGGCAGCGGCGGAGGCTTCAAAATAGATGCACCTAGTCGTTTTTGCAATTGAGAATATAAAAATGCCCCTGCATCCGCTCCTCCTCCTATGGGCATTGAGTTTTGCATTGCAGTAATCGCCCCAGGTATTGGCCCTAAGTACGGTGCTAGCTCTGGAGATTTAAGCATCGGGATCACCATCTGAGCTATTGCACCTGCCTCAGGTCCCGCTACAGCGCTAAAAACATCGGTCATCTGCCCAAACATATTGGGAGACTGATATGGCAAAGGTAAAGAATAAGTGCTATTTGGTTTAAATTGTGTTCCAAGCAAATAGGCATTTGCTTGCAACATATTACTAATTTGGCCCATCATGGCCAAATTTTGATTGCTATAGGCAGAAGCAGTATCTACAAATTGTCTTGGAAATTGTTCTGGAACTTGACCCATAATTATTCGTCTATTTTACCAAAAATCTGCTTCCACTCCTCATATAGCTCTTCGTTGGTCTGATTACTTGATTTTACGGAATAAGCCTTATCCGCAATAAAGTCAATCTTATCTACATACTGAGCCATGGCGTCGTTTAATCCGTCTATTGGATTTTGGTAAATACCAGCAGACAGAACCGCTCTTTTATTATTCAGTATTTCTTTATATACCGCTATTGACCTTTTATAGGCCTTATACTGAATAATTATTGATTCTCTAGCTACTCCTAGTCTGTCTTGAGTGGGGCTATGGCTCAGTAGAGAATTCTCATAGGCGTCAAGTATTAGGAGCGCCCATCTGCCCCAGTTTGAAAAAAATCTGGATCTCCTGCTTCTTTGGTTAGTTGCAGCACTTCAGCATCAAATCTTTGATACTTTTCGAACATTAAATTGTACATAGGTACGCTAAGATCAGAAAACTTATCTACAGCTGCCCATAGAACTTTTTGACCTGGAGTCGAACTCAGTACAGATTCTTTTTTTTGCATTACGCCATCTTTATCTCTTATAAGAAAAGAATCTTTTTTTGACTCATCTCCATACATCTTTTCTACACTTTGAAAACCTTTTATAGTCACACCGTCCTCTCCCTGAAATTGAATTTCTACGAGAGAGCTGGCCATAGCAAATCTCATATGAGCTCCAGCCAAAGCAATCATATTTGAGTATGGAACTCTGGTACTTTGAATGACTATTGCTTCGGATATGGCATCCAGCTCAGATGTTGACAGTGTCTTAAAGGTCATCTTGACGGCCCCGTTAAAAGCATTAAATGTCTTTTTATATGGGCAATTGGATACTATGGACTTTAGGAATGCTAATTTTTCTTCCTTCGAAACACTATATTCAGGCTCACTATTTGAGGGTTTACTTTCTTTTCTTTCCTCAACAATCTTGCTTATCTTATTCACAGCCTCCGTTAATTTTTCAACAGTCTTCTTAGCGTCAGATCTCATATCCGGAGGAAGATCTTCTTCAGGAATAGGTGCAATATTTTCTGGCAACTTATCAGTTTCTACAAAATCTCCTGCCTCATTTAGCTTATACTTCTTATCTGGTTCTAGTGGAAGATCCATAATTTATTCCTTTGTTCTGAGTCCGTTTTTAGAAATGACTACATAATTATCCTGGAAGCTGGCTGCCTCGGGATCTATTGATACAGGCTGATCATATCCATTTTTGTTGAATCTTAGTTTATCATCAACATATCTTTTATTAGAATTAAATTTTCCAAACTTTCTAACCAAAGCTTCTGCACCAGGCCAAAAATAAGTCTTGTCACTAGAAACGCCCTGAGAGGTAGTTCCAGCCTCCACAGATGTGTCCACGCCTTTAAATATCATAGGCTCTCCGACACTTTGTGCTTTATACTGCTGCTGCCAATCAGATTGAAATAGAACATACTTCACGGCGTCCGGTATTCCTCTAAGATCAGAGTCCGGATAGCAGAAAGTCAGATTCTTAAGAGTGCTGTCTGACTTACCAACTACAGATTTATCTATAAGATCGTAGATCTCTTTTTGTGCTTCAACTATTTCTAAAACTCCTTTTGAAAAATTGGATATAGATTCTTGAACAGATCTATCAAGCTTTAAATCGTCCTCTTCCAGATCTGCAATTTGCGGATTCGTGGCGGCAAACGACCGTGCCATAAGAGTCCTGGAGAAAATCGCTGATCCGTCAATATAGAAATTTATGTCGGAAGACTTTCCAGAAGCCATAAAGAACTCTGACTCCATAAAAAATCCCCCTCTTGTCTGAAGAGACAAGCCTGATTGATTTATAAGGAAGTTTGTTCCAGCTTCAGGACTGTCAAAATTTGTGCAAAACATAGACTGCTGCGCTGCAAATATGCACTGGCTTCCGTTGAAGTTAATCGAAGTATCTCCCGAATCCAAATAGATCCTGCATTCATCAGTTTTATTTCCAATATAGGCCTCCTTGGAAACAGTGCATACTGAGGAGCCTGGGGCCTTGAACCATATCCCTCCGTAGAAGTTAGAATTATTGTTTGGATTCGTAAACGTATCATTATCCTCAAATATAAGATTATTTTTGATCGCTTTGGACTCTATCAGCACTCCGCCTTTACCATCATTACCTGCCAGAACTGACACATTGCGGTCAGCTTGCAATCTTAAGTCGCCTAGATTGGCACTTAGCTCAACATCGTTTCCAGCAATTGTGGACACTGAATCGCCCGCTATAGATACAAGATTCTTACCTGGACGTAAGGTAATGTCGCCGGGGCACGAGATATCTATGCTTCCAGCCCTCATACTTATTGTGGACCCATAGCCATCCTGAAGATGTATGGAGCCATCTTCATGCATCATTATCATAGATCTGGAGGCAAAATACTTTACTTGCTCCCTGGAATTTATTTTTAAAGTTCCTATCTGTGGAAGTTTGGCAAAATATCTAGACTTGCTAACGCCATTTGCTGCGTTTATGTATCCGCTGGAATCGATGCTTGATCTAAATCCAGCTAAATCAACTTCATCAATTTCTTTCAGCGTCCAATCGTCTTTTCTTTCCCTAAAGTGAACGAGGCTCCTGTGGGTTTTAAATGCAGCACTATCTGAACTTGCCGCCGAATATAATAGTGAGGCGTGCTCCTCTTCATTTGTAGCTCCCTCTATAGTATAGTCGGCTAGATTTGGGGCATTGCTTTCCCTGTCTTCTGATATAGATTGTACTTTTGATCCTCGGCTATCGTCCGCCCTGTATTTTTCCTTAGGTGTGGGGATAAAGCAATCCTTGATAAGCGATATGGATTTTGCCGACACCACGCTATAGGCGCCAGAACTATCCACATGCTCCCTGAACAACCCGGCCTCATCTTGTTCAGTATCCTCCGAATCTCTTACTTTCTTGACTATCGGAGCAGTGACAAAGTTGAGTTTTAGATTGGCCAAATATCCTGAAAATTCTGAATATCTAAACCACCCCAACTGTGTCTCCAGTTCGGGTTTATATTTACCTGTTAGTTCTGCCCTATCTTGAGATTTAGATCTTATTTGGGCTTCAACCTTAGGTATTGGAGAGTACTCTCCAGAAGCTCCAAGAGACTCTACTACGTAGGGATTTAATCTTTTTATTTCTGTATAGTCGCCTGCATCGCAATATGCCAACGTTTCGGATCCCGCTGTGTTTTGTTCAAAATTATAGGAATTAATTCTGAGCAATGCATCGATGTAATGAAGCTCTACGGAACAATCCATGCCAGATATCAATGAAGCTTGAAGCGCTCCAACAAATAAACCACAACCTAGATTATTGAGTATTGTGGTATCGCCTGGATAAGCATCAATAGGGCGGCTATCATTAAAATTATTAAAATAGCAGTTTATTAATCCAGATGAAGATATATTATCTTTAAACGATCCAACTGGAGATGAGGCTATTAGTTCCGGGCTGCCCTTTGCAACTGTTGTACCAAAGTGTGAAGCCGGAGACCCAAGTATAAGAGCTTGATTTACGCCCAATGCAGGAGTCAGTATTGCCAGTACTCTAGTACCCACACCGTATAGACTGCTGCTAATGGTGGAGAATGCCCCATCAGAAGTCTTTCCAAATGGTTGAATAGAGGTTGCAATCATATCTGGCAACCCTCCAACTCTGATTCTATAACATTGAAGCTGCTGATTTACCTCTAAAATAGTTGCAAGAAATACCTGGCTGGAGAAGTTTTTTCTTTGAGACAGCTCCCCATCCCTAACATAGTTGTCATATTTTTTTGAGAATACTGCAGCCCCTGCATTTGCTGCAATTTTGGTAGAGTTAGTAGGTAGACTCATAAAATAAACTAGGCTCCGTTTCCAGAGCCTAGTATATCGTCTATAACTAGTTAGACAAATTCAAACTGTTAGAGTTATTGTACTTTATGCTTAGCCGGTCTATTCGGTAGCTTGTCCAGCGCCTGAGAGCAAAGATGAGAACATAATCTGAATATTCTCATTAATTAACGCAGTATCTATGCTAAGCGAAATGCCAATTTGAGTTACAATTGGATTTATCAAAGTTAATTTGGATCCTTCTATTTCGGTCGACTCAGTGCATCCAGCTAAACCACCAAACACAATAGTCTCTCCTGCCTTACAAACATTTCCATATTTGTTATAGAACTCGACCATCAAGCCTGAAGGTCCAACCATTTTACCAATGGATGCAGTTCCAGAAGTACGACCTGATACATAATATACGTCCTCTGGACTAGCTAGATCATATATAAAGCTAACTTGCTGTTGATACGCGATTTGAACATTTTGCACCAAAAGACCTTTAGCTGAATCCATACCGGTAAAGGTCATTGTAGCTTTATCAATGCTAAAGCCTTTCCCCGATTGTGCTTTTTTAGCTGTTTTTCCAAAAATGTCCGAATTTGCCATTTATTATCCTTTTTTTAAATTACAAGAGTTATATCGATAAGGTTCATCGGCAGCGGTACGGCAACAGATACACGAACTATTAGGGTATCTTTTGCAGTTGCTGGAACAGTTATACCGCCAATTGTGAAGCTGTTTAGCTGAGGCCCTACAGTCAGTGCGCCTGCAGTAGCGGATAACTGTAATAGGGTTTTCTCAATTATAGCTGCCACCAGTGCCGTAGTATCTTTAGTGATGGTAACTCTGCCCACTAGACTCCTGAGAGAATCGGAAAGCGTAAAGGAGATAGAGTCAATATTAGAGGTCACTGACTGCTCCTTGCGGAAGATGTCCAGCGTAGAAGTCGACAATTGACGCTCTGCGTATATTCTCCCCTCCTCGTTATTGCGGACAACCCAGGCTCCGCCATCACGAAGAATGTTGAGTTCTGCCTCATCAAATACAGGTGTGGAAATATTAACCCCATCAAATCCGAGTAATTCAACATTAGATAATGGCTGCTGAGGGCGGGAGCCGGAACGAAGACCTGCAAAGGCGCAAGCAATATTCCAATTCTTTACAGAAAGGCCGCCAACTCTAAGACCGTTAACTCCACGATCTGGAACAACTGCAAATACGCGCTCAGAGCTGAAACCCCCAGCGACTTGAATGTATTTAGTTGCCAAAGCAGCTGCACTTAGATCTCGGAAAATTTCAATCTTTTGATTAGTCCAACTCAATGTCTCGCTACCTACATCAATAACTAAGCTGTTGTTATCCAGCACTGCAAATACTTTGTATTCTTTAAATGTCTCCTGTCCCTGAGAAGTTAAACCGGTTATAATTCTGACCCAGTCGCCAGCCTGAACATTTTCTGTAAACTTAGTGGACTGAGCGGTATCAATTTGCCATTTTCCGCTAGAGTATGAAGAAGAGCCAGAAGTCACCAAGATATCGTTGTTTGAAGAATCCTTGTCAAGAATCTTGTTATGCTGGTCGATTTCAGGGGCAATCCATACAATGCGGAATCTTCCAACTTCAGGGGCGGACTCGTCCTTTGCATGAGCTACAAAGGCATCCCATACGTTACTGTCGGACGACAGGGGAACAAGGCTGTAGCAGTTTCTGTTGCCCTTCGCCAAAGATAGCGCATCAGCGAATCCTCTACTGCCACCTAAAGAGGGAGAGACAGTTGGGATAAAGTGAACAGTGGCTCCGTTAGCATTTGAGAAAGCTTTGAATACACCGTAGGCCAGAAAGTTATCTGGATCAATGGTCCCCAGCTGAGTGGTAATGTCGGATAGGGTATTTACCGATCCAACCTCTCTTGGAATAGCCTGGAAAGCACGATACTGAATATAAAACTTTCCTGCCGTGATGTTTATTTCCGTACCTCCTGCATTTACGGAGGAGTCACGCATAGTCATTATATTTTCCAACTTAATCTTGGCATCTGCCGCAGAAGTTGGATCAGTAATGGTCCAGTTGACGACTCCAGATTCTGCAGGAATTTCCACTGTCTTCTTTTTGGACAAACGCACTCTATTCGCCGTATTCTCCGCAATTGTTGCTGGGGCCGCATCTGCAAAGACTAGAGTCTTTATGTTTCCAGAAGATGCGGGATTCAGCGTTATGCTAAAGGTGTCGCCCTTTACAAAGCCATTAGCGTAAACACTAATCGCTGCTGTGCCGCTGCTTGTCAACGTAAGGCCGTAGTTTCCAATACTTACTGATTGGCTAGCTGCTCCAGTAAGTGTGAAATTGCCGGGACTATCAGCTCCGTTATTGGTAAATACCTTGAAGGTAACTCCTGGATTATTGGCGGTGGAGTTCTTTAAGCTGCCCCCCTTAGTGCAAGTGATGATATAGGTAGTCGATGGCGCTGTAGCAGAGATAGATCCCCCAACGATAAAGCTAGAGCCAGCTGTAGCTATTGTTTGTCGTGTGTGAAGAGGAGTAATTGTAAACGTAGTTTGAGAGCCCACTGGGGGAAGGCTACTAAAACCTAATTGGATAGTCGCTCCACTCGGAAACGAAACTGCGGCGCCTCCCGATCCAGGCTTATCTAATGCAACTAAGTTGTCAAGCCCTGTATCGGAAACAACGGTGTAGCTTACGCCGGTGCTGCTATGTCCGGTGATAGTTACTGTATATTGAGTTGAGAGCTTTCCAACGATTCTTGGATCGGCTGCGTACTGAGCACTAGTGGGATTAGCTGTGCCTCCAAGATAATTGGTTGTACTTATCGTTACGGTCGCCCCTCCAATTGAAATAGTAGCGGGGCTAACAACAGTAGTTGCTGCAGAGTTTGTTGGAGCAGAATTGACTCCAATTGTTCCAATCGAAGAGCTTGATCCAGCAGCAGCTGTGAATCCAGATACAGTAGAGGTATGCTGAAGCCCGGCAGATGTATAGAACTGAATAATATCTCCTACAGCAACATCTTGAACAAGTGCACTATATCTGCCTGCGCCCTTCCACGAAGCGTTTTCCAATGCTATTGAATTTGCGTTTGCCGTCACCGAAAAACCCGCCGCCGCATCGCTTGCAATATGTGCATAAGTTAAAAGTGCATCTTCAGCAAATACCTTAGTATAGCTGAGATCCAGGAACGAGGTAGACTGCAGATTGGGAATAGAGTAACTCGCATCCGCTGACATCAACGCTTTTAAATCTCCGTTGCCTGTACTTGGATCTGAGTTGAAGGCAGCAATAAAGCCTTTATTCTTTTCTGAAGACTCCTTGAATCTTACCAATTGGCAAGAGGGTCCTACAATACACGCACGAAGCTGTTGTGCTACGACGTCAGGGGTGGCTTCAAATTCTCTTCTAACAATTACGGCTGGTTTTGGGCTGGCCATAGTTCGGTCATGCTCCTAATTAGGTATTGGTATTTGTGTTGGTTATTATAGCATTTAGTGCTATATTTCTCAGCAAACGAGAGGTTTCCGGGTGAAGTTCCCAGGAATATACGATTTCATAGTTTAATGTAATAGGAATTACCACATTTTCCGCCTGCTCTTCAAGTTCGGTCGGCTCCCCTATGTTTGGGACCTCCCATTTTGAAAAATCTATCCATTCTCTCAGGATTGGGCCAAAGTGGCTCAAATAGCCATGAACTTCTCTTGCAATAAGCTCAGCCTGAGATATACTTTTTGCTATAATTTGAATGGCGTGAGATCCGGTTATTTTTTTGTAATACGTCTCTCCATTCATTCCATTATCGCCAATTACAAGCTTAGACTCTTGCCATGTTCCAGCTTTTACAATTATAGCTGGACGTATGCCGGTCTTTTGCACATCAAAGAAAAATGAATCTTCAATTATTAGCTGAAATGGAGCTTTAAGCGCATTGGGGGTTTGATCTGCCGCCCAAAAGAAATCTTTAATTAAGGGATGCGTTAAATTGTTTGAATTTAAAAATAATTGACGCAGGCAGTCTAGTATGATTCCAGTTACTGCTAATCTATTCGGAAATTGACAATACAGAGGCTCTTCTGAGCTTAGCTCTAAGGGCTTATCAATCTCTGTAGTGTTTAGCTCCATAGTAGTTAAAGTATATCTTGATAGAAAGAAATAATCAAGCTATTTTACATGTAACAAAATACTCGTATCTGTCTAAACCATCGTACTCAGCAATATCAAACTTAATTATACCTAAATCAGTTAATAAATTTCTTAACTCTACCTCTGCGAAGTTAACAAATTTATCTTGCATAAATGATGATAATTCAGATTTTACTTTTTGCTTGAATACTGTAAATATTAAAATAGAATTACAGACTTTTTTTGAAGCCTGTAATAGAGTCTTTAAGATAACTTTATTCTTAAGCTCGTCTCCACCAATATTGTAAGTAATTGTTCCAAAAAGACACACCAAGTCGTATTTTTTGTTTTGAGGAATCTTTTCATAAGTACAACAATTACACAGCTTCAAAGCTTCAGGTCGAATATCGACGGCTTCATATAAGACGTTTGGCTTATTTTCCTTCAACCACTCATGTAAGTAACAAGGACCAGATCCTACATCTAACACGGAATGAAAGGAATGCCCTCTTAGTATTTCAAATCTTTTTTTAGCTAGATCTTTGCCATAGCCGTTACTGCCAGGCTCCTTATAAATTTCATAAAGACCTTTGATATTGTGGTTATTCAAGATTGTCCTACTTTTCGGTGGATTACAACAAAATACTCTTCTCTGTCATAGTTGTCGTTTTCTATGATTTCATATTTTGTTACTTTCAGATCTGTCAATAGATTTATCACATCTTGATAAGAGTAATTGATTATTAATAAAATAATTACCTTTTAGCTCCATGGTCCGACCGATTGAACCGTATTAGTTCCAATTGGAGAGAATTTTATGAAAGTTCCTATGCCGATTTGATTTGTTCCACCG